CTGCGGCTGCCGGGGGCGGTGCGGGGCGGCGTCAAGGCGCTCTTGGGGGGCGTGCGGAAGAATCTTGGGGGATTTTGTGGAAATTGGCGGATGGGTGCTTCAGGGCGCCCCCCCCCCCCCGGTTACCTGAGTAAAACCGCGTTATTTCCGCGGCGATATCTACGACCGCTGGCTTCGGTTTCCGCCGGCCCGGAAGTTGATCTATCTCTCGGACGTCGAAGCGATCGAGAGACCGATGCATGTTCATCATGGAGCAGAGTTTATGAGCGTCCGACTTGGAGCCGCGACCATAAATCGAAGCAGCGCCATGCACGTAAAACTCGAATAGCTCGTTCATGATCAGATCGTCCTTGGGGATTAAGTGGAGGCTTCTGTTGCCAGGTGCCTCCGAACCCCGTTACCAGCTACGCGGCGAGCGCATAGTCCTGGGCGGATGCGAAATTGTCGTTCGCATTTCACTTGACTGCCTTACGGGCCGTCACTTCGGGTACAGCTTTGACCATCCAAACGTTGTCGAACCTGATTCATCCCCATCAGAGACATGCCGCCAGGACGTCAACCTGACTTAAGCGCGCAAATCGGTGCGGCATGTCCGTGGTGGAGATGCGGGGCTTTGCATCCCCGGTCCAACGTTTTTCTCTCCAAAGGTTTGTAGTACCATTTCGACTAGTGCCCCGCTTAGCCGGGGTAGTTGCCACGGCGAAAATTAGTAATCCATATCTCGACCCCAGACCGCCGGCTTTCGCTGAGGTCTGAGAAGGCGGAGCCGCTGGCGACCATGGTGGACCAGCTCATAACCCGCTTTTCGGGATTCGATACGCTTTATTGGTGGATCGCTTGGTGGGCCGTAGTTTATGGTATCCCACCTCGCTGCACCCAGGGCTGCACCCAGGGCTGTCCAACGCAAACGCGGACTGGACTAATCCACGCCGAACCACCAACAAAACGTATCGATCTTGATCATCAGATTAAACCCCTATCTCGACCCCATCTCCTCGCGCAATCCGACCGAAAACATTTCCACGGCCGTACCGATATCGACGACTTCAAGAAGGCTGTAGATGCCGACACGCACCTTCTCGCCGACAAAGGCATGCGAGCCAGCACTCTCGTCAGCAACGAAGTATCCGGACTTGCCGTCCACTTCCTTCTTGACGTACAAAGTGTCAGGAAATTTGTGCTTCTTCGCCATCATGGCCTCCTTGGTTTCACCAGAACTTGGCGAGGAAGTGCGCCGCCACCCAAATGACGGCAGTGAGGAACACCAACTGGACAGCCGGTATTGCCACCATCATCAAACCAACGCGCCGCTGAATTGCGCTTACCTTCCGGTCGATAAACATCATGGCCTCCTGAAAAAGAAAAGCTCCTCGCGGTGGACGATCGGCGCCGAGCGACGCCGTATTTATTTTTCCTGTTCCACGATGAACTGTGCCTCCACAGTTCCGCGAGGAGAAGCGCAACCTACGGCAACGGAAGTCGACCGACCAGGACAACGGACAAGCCAAGGTCGATCGTTCCGCAGCCACACTTACACCGAGCACACGCCGTTACGTCAGGACGTTTAACGGGAATGGTTCCTCCCGACCCGAACGGTGACCTCGTAGGCAGAGCCTAGTTCGGTATATACCCGCATTTACCCGCACTGTCAAGCAGAGCGCCATACCACCCATTGACCTAGAAACCCTGCCATATTACGTAATTCATGTCGGCGCAGATCGACTGAGGGTACCCGTCGTGGTGTTCAATAGTGCCGACGTCGTCAGGTAACCCTGATCACTTGCTTAGTGCTGTGGGTCGCAAGGCTTGACTAAGTCGAGGTATTTGCGGGGGAGGCTTGTCCTCCCCCGTCTCTCTTTTCAATAATACGTTTCCCTATTCCAAGTCATCGGGCACCGTTATTCCTAATCCACGAGCCGCTCATGGCGCCTCCGGCATCACCAGAAGCTTCTTTAACCGGCGTTTCTGATGCGCTATCAGAACGTCAAACTCATCGAGATTGCCGCAGTTATGACGGATGGTGTAGGCGGCATTGAGCCACATCAGCAGTTCGTTCATACCGCCACCAAGAGCTTCTGTACCTCTCGGACGGTCCGCTTATGCAGGTCACCATTGAGCTGGACTAGGAGGTGCTGCTCCGAAATTTCCACGGTCTCGATCTGAACCTTGGCGCCAGCGATCGCCTCCAGCTTGCCACCACCGAGCCAGCCGAACAGCGACGGCATCATTGGATTGGTGTTGTGGTAACAGAGCGCGCGGAAGACGTTGCTGCCGATCGCCTGCATCTGCCATCTTGGGCTCGGATCGTAGAGCACCATGAGATCGATCCGTGGCGGCCCCCGCATCTCGTTGGCGAGGTAGGTTGCTCTTGAGCCGCCGCCGCTGTAACCAATGACGGTACGTCGACAATCAGCCGGGAGCGCCGACATTTCCGGCAGTGCATCGGCATAGTGGTCCCAGGTGTAGATGCTGGTCTCGACGCCGATCGCCTTGAGCATCGGAATCAATTGCTCCATGCCGGCAGAATCCGCATAGCCGTCGATTCCCACGAGGCCGCCGAGGAGAAGAAAGGCGTGAACTGCGGTCATGGTATCGCTATCCCCGGTAGTTTGCCGCCGACAAAGTTCATGATATTGCTCCACAGATCATCGGCCGCTAATGTGACTGTCCAATCCGGCAGCTCACAGACCTTGCCGACGATTTCTTCGGACAGCCAAATTCCGGGACGATACCAAGTGGTATTTTTGATGGTCATGACTTTGTAGGCTCGGGCAATATCACCCCACATCAAAGTGATTTCAATTTTCTTGCCCTTTGGCGGCGGCGGTGACGTCCACACCTTTACAACTTCGTGAGGCTGCTGTTTGGTAATTTCGTCTGTGTTGGGATAGACCATCTTACGTTGGCTCCTGATCGTCGAACGCAGCATGCAGATTTCCCGCACTGCGCTCTCCTGTTTGCTTCACCCCAAGGCTTATGGGACCTATCCTGCCGGGGCGACGCGATCTTGCGAGCGCGCACCTCGACCTCTAGGGCCATCAGGAGAACTCGCGACTACGGACGCGCTCCCACATGGCGTCTTTCTCAGCGATGACCTTGTTGACCTGAGCGACAAGCGACTTGACCTGGTCCTCCAGATCGCGAATGCGCTCATTGACAAGCAGATCGCGATGGGCGTCGACGATCTGCCGACGCAGGTCAATGAAAGCCCATTCATGCAGCTTCCATGAATGACCGGGTGCCATTCATGGTCTTCACGCTGCCGGCCCCAATAGATTCCATCGCTCCGGCCGGGCCATCCAATGTACTCGGACGGCTTTCTTGACGGACTTCATAGCGTCGTCCGTGATGCCAACGGAGAGCACTTCGAGCAGCTTGTCCTGCAATGCCTGGTCGAGATTTCTCATTTCTCGCACTCCCGATATCACCATGCCGTCGCCACCAGTGCGATCTCGCCGGCAACGAACTTGCGGATTTTCTTGGCAACAGCACGCTCAGCCCGAGCACCAATAAAGAGATCGCCGCCATGCGGAACGAAGATGAACCTCGCCTCGGCGGCCGCGAGATCAAATACCGTCTCAGCGGCATTCAGAGCTGAAGTAAGAAAACCGTTCACGGTGAACTCGATCTTGCCGTCGAAAATACGATAATAGCTCAAACCGCCGGCGCGACGGAAGGCGCCGCTGATTGCAGCCAGACCAAGAGCGCAAGCCGTCGTATCGCAGGATATCGGAGCCTTTTCATTGCGGAGATACGCCCATTGCTGATAGTCGAATCTGACGCCTTTACGGTTCTTGGCATCGGCCTCCAGCAGCGCTGCGAGCTTCAATAATCGGCGCTTGTTCATGTTGTCCCCTTGATTGGCTTCGGCAACCGTCGCCCACGTTCAATCTCTATCCCAGCAAGAATACCGAGCAAGAAGCCTAACAATCCGCCAAATAACAATCCGCCAAATAAAAAAACTTCTTCCATCATCCACACCGGTCGCGATAGTCCTTGATCTCGGCGCGCGTCATGATTCGGATCACTATTGCGGGTATTTACCAGAACCAACGTCAACTTGTCAAGCACCCGCACCAGAACGTCAACTTACGACATCAGGTCGCGGACCTGGCTCTCATCTAACACCGAACCGACGATCTTCGTTGAGCCTACCTTCTTGGCGATACGCTTATAACCCTTGCCGAACTTGGCCATTTCGGCGCCGGTGCAGTAGCGCATGCGCTTACCGTTCGGCATTTCCTGGTTAAGCAGGAGAATCTTGTTCGCGACCTCCTTGGCGGCTTCCGTGATCTGAGCCTTCTGTTGGGCGCGCTGCTCCAGCGTAGGCATGTTATGTGTCCGCGGTGCCGTCTGGGCACACCGCTCATACGACTGCTGTGCTGTAACGGCGTTCTTCACGGCTGATAATTTTGAAACCATCCATATCCGCATATACCCCCACACCTACACCGGTTTGGCAAGAGGAAAAAAGTTCCATCGGCCGGCGCATACGATTTTCCTCCGGTAGGTGGGGGTGGGGTATGCTCCGAATCAGACCCCCGGCATCATCCTGGAAAACGAGGGTAGGGTGGTAGTTCGATTTAGATGGGGAACGATGTAAATGTGGGAGGGAGTCGGCGCGGTTCCTTGGCCCGACGAGACTCCTGTTTGCCTTTAGTTACATGAAGGCAATACCCCCTTCTGACCTTAGCCGCTCCGTTCCTTTTGTGTTCCTTTTGCGCTCGTTCGCTGCTCCGTTCGCTTGCTTCCGATGGTATGAATATGAACCGCTGCGGCGAGCTTGTCAACGGTTATTTTCGAGATAGCGCAATCTTTCTTTCGAACCGGCTGCTGCGGCTTGCTTGCGGGCTGCTGCGGCTATCGCTTGCGGCATTGCTGGTAAGCAAGAGCGGAGAGGGTAGACTTATGATTCGCCCCAGCTTTTTCATCGGGCACAATGAATACACCCAGGATTCACCCCAGGAATTGCAAATATTAGAAGTTTCGCAAGGAATCAGCAGGCGAGCATTATCAATAGCTTAGACTTTGCGGATGTTATTTGCAGAATAGGCTGCATTCCGCCGGCATTCCTCCGCGCGGCGTGGCGCCACGGTCGCGGCATTCGTCCGCCGCCTCTGTCACGTGGCCGGCACGTGACTCACTGACATGGGCCGCCCCGTCACGTGACGCTCGCCGCCAGCGCCTCGGCAGCGCGCCGTTGCTCCCAATAGCGCCGGGTGCCTTCAATAGCGCGCTGTATCCCTTCCGGCGTTCTCTTACCGCTCCTCCAATGGCCGCCGTGCATGATGCAACGGGGGCGCCCAGGAAGCCGTTGACGCTGGCATGGTCGGCCCGTGCTACGGGCATATGCTCCGCAAATCATAGTGGTTACCTTTTGATACTTACTTACGAAAAGTTAGCCCATGACGCGCCAGCGGACATGCGCGCGAAATGCTTGTCCCCGCCTGGGCCCTGGAGCCTTATTGGCATTGCTCACAGTAACCCCGATCGTTTCCACCAATAGGTCCCAGGTTAGAATCCTGGCGCCCCAACTCCCTGGGCGAGCAAATCACTCACACATTGCTCCGGTGATTTGCCTTCAATGGTTGCGTGAAGTCTGCGAAGCTCTTGCTGCAGGTAAGCCTCGGCGCACGTCTCAGCTTGAAACCATAGACCGTCGTCATTGGCCTGTTCTTCGACAAGAGCTTTGATTGCCGTCTCACTAATTGCCATTTAATGCCGCAAGACCGACAAGGGCCATAAAGGCAACTAATCCGCATCCGGCTACAAGCCCGATGACTACCAAAATACCTCCCAAGTAGCCTATCATTCCCCCGTCCATTCGTTTTCCGTGGTTGATGGTAGCAGCCTAGCGGGCTGGTCGGTTTGACGCGCCAGCTGGCTTCCTACTCGGTCGCGCTCGCCATTCTGCGACATTCCGCCTCCATTATCCGCGCCTCTTGCATTTAACCGCGTTTGCGGTTATTATCCGTTCGCACTTCTCCTACCACAAACCCAAGGGAGGTTCCCATGGCGCCGGATACTTAAAGCGGCAAGCAGCACAAACCTCACAGATTCCTCCTAGACTTACTGCCCCGGTATGGTTCCCATGCCGGGGTTTTACTTTGTGGCGCCAGCACGGAACGCGGTAAAGCCCGGCTATTAACCGGGCTGAACAAATAACTCGTATTGTAGCGATTATTTAGGATTTGTCAAGCATTGCTTCGGCGCTTAACCGCTATTCTCCCCACCACCCATATTTAGCCGCGCATATTGGGCCAATGCCAAGGTCAATCGAGGCGCCATTCGTTAGCTCGCGCCCGCAGCAACCGCATTGCCCGGTTCGCATGCCGTAGGCTTTCGCCGCTTGGAATGGATCGGCCGCAGCAGCGAGAATGCGGGCTTGCCGATCGACGCCGCAATCGCGCGTGGCAATGAATTTCCCGGCTGTGATCTTGCCGAGATAGTTATCCGACTCGGTCACATAGATTGAACCGGCATTCTTGCTTGCCGGGCCAGCGGGCTTGAACGTAAACGAATCGAGACAGAGGCGCGGCCATTTCAACCGGGCTTCCGTGGCGGCGGCGAATGCACGTTCGATTGCGCTAACCTCGATTGTCGGGGCGGCCGACTCGCGCTGCGCCCGTTCCGCCTTGGCGCGCTCGCGCCCGGCTAGACACTTGCGGCAGGCGGCCATCTGATTCTCGGTCAAGGAACCGAAGCGCCACAAGGACTCTTGCATGCTACGCGCGAATTCAAAGGTTGCGGCCGACTCTGTCATCCAAGCGTAGATTTCAGCATGTTCCGTCTTGAACGCCTCGATTTGCTGGTCACGGTCGCGTTGTTCCTCGATTCGCTTGGCGTTGGCGCGCACGTCGCGCTGTGCCTTAGCCTGGGCGCGAAAGTCTTTTGACGTTTTGAACGTCAATTTGCCGGTTCCTTTGCACTCGAAACACGCGCCAAGGATTCGGCCAGTATATCCAACAAAGCGGCCGGAACCGCGACACTTAGAACACGGTTCCGTGAAAGCCCGTTCCGTTATCGGCTTGTAATCGACCGGGGCGCGGTTAACAGGCGCTTTCGCGTCGCCGTCTATCAGGTCTGAAAGATCGTCGTCGAATTCGGTTCCGTATGGCATGACGTTCGCTCCTATCTAACGGTATAAATCTATACCGGAAGATTCGGGCCGTCAAGAGGGGGCAGCAATTTATTTTCCGGCCGATTGATACTCCCGGATTTTACGCTCGAACGTATTGCGGTCGCAAATGAAGATTTCGGAACCGCTGTCCGCCTTATCGCTGTAGTAGGTATCGCATCCCCACGTCGCAGCAGCTTGTTCGCAATGCGAATCCGTGTCGCAATCAAGACCGGGGATCATAGCTACCACGATTAGGTGACTCAGAATTAGTGCGGTGTTCATGGTGCCTCCTTATTGCCTATGCCAACGGTTATGAACCGCCCCCAGTGCGGACTCAAGATAGTTAAACGCCGCTTCAGAGGCTCAACATTCGCATTTTGCGGTATAAATCTATACCGACACGCAACGGTATTGCAAGCGGCATTATTGCATTGCTGCCCAGCTATAATCGCATTGCTTATTCGCTTGCGTTCCGCGTTGCGATGGTATTGATTAATACCAGCAACGGAGCGGACCATGTATCACTTGACCGCGCATGACCCCGGAACCGGCCGCAAGTTCGCTGCCTCCGCCAGCTCGGCGATTCAAGTGGAATTCCTCCTTAGCTCACTGCGGGCGGAATGCCCCGACTATGTGGTGACGGTGGAAAACAGCAAGGCCGGTATCGTGCATTCCTTCCGGCCTTCCGAAAAATTCAATGCCAACGCAATCTAAACGGAGCAAACCAATGACGGACCTAAGCAAACCTTTCGTGCGCTATTATGATGCGGGCATTTTTGCCGGCGAAACGGAGCGGCGTTATATGTTTTCATTCTATCGCAGCGAACATCAGCCGGGACAATGTGAGCTAGTCAAGTCTGGCGAGCTTGCGACCTATCTTCGCTATCTGACACAGCGCACTCACTATCAAATCGTAAAAGTCTGATCGCGGGAACATCTTGGGCCATGTCTCAGGATTGTCCGCCGCGCGTTTACCTCGGCATTGCGCGCGGTAGCCTTCCTGGTTATGCCCAGGCGCAAGGCGAGGAATTTTCACTCGAATCGCAACGGAGCGAACGATCATGAATCGCGAACAAGCTTTCCCCTATATCGCCTATTGCGTCGACGATGCGCTATCTGAGCGCACCGCAGCGGAGATTCCCGCTAATGCCCGATTAGTCGGCTGGCAATGTGGCTTTGAACCGCTATTCGTGGCCGTGTGGTCATATCTCGGCAATCGTCTAGACGGCGCGGAGGCGGAAGAAATTGCGGCGGACTTGTTAAGCGAAAAGCATTGGTTCGCTGACGACGTGCCGACTCCCGCTGATTACGTGATCTGACCCCGCGCGTCATGGGCTAACTTTTCGTAAGTAAGTATCAAAAGGTAACCACTATGATTTGCGGAGCATATGCCCGTAGCACGGGCCAGGTCGCCTTGGAGATTCAAGACGCTGGCAACATGCGAGCTATTGCGCGCGAGCTAGTGAAAGTTGTCGACTCGGCAATGGACGAATGCAATTCGCGCCTATGCGGAATGCAATGCGAAGGCAGGAGCAAACGTGTCATGAACAACGACTATCGCCGCGCCCTTACGAATGCTTGCCGCGCCACAAGCGCCTATGAGCAAGCCCGGCGCATGCATCGCCTCGGCGAGCTAGACGGCAAGGCCTTGAACGCCGCACGTCGCGCCTGCGAACTAGCGGAGCGGGCGCTTGACTTTGCATCTGACTAATGCGGTTACTTGTTGCCTCGGCATTTAACCGGGGCAATAGGGAACCACAAGAGTTCCACAATCCTACCACAACGGAGCGAATCCCCCATGAATATCTTCGGAGCATACCTGAATCAAACCGGCCATTGGACGGCGTTCAACGAATCTACCGGCCGCGACCTATCCACGCACGGCACGTTCGAGTCGGCCATGTCCGCATGCCGCAAATATACCGATTGCGAGTTCCGCCGGTATCGCTCGGCGCCCGCAATGTCGAATCTCTCTCGTAAGGCGATTTGACCATGAGCATCATCATGGCCGCCATCGTAGTCTATTGCGGCGCTTCGCTTGCTTTCACGGTCGCCATCGTGGTCCTGGGCTACCGTTACAAAACGGCGAAAATGATCGCGCGCGGAGAACTGCCAGCCAAGGACGCGCCGCACACGTTCACGCAACAGGTCCGCTCCTAAACCCTATCGCCCACTTATCAGCTACCAGCGGCCGGGACATTGCGCCCGGCCGTTTTGCTATGCGACACGACGCCGCAACTTTTTTCGCTGAAACCTGCATTTTTCGCTTGCATTCCGATCTGCGCTGGTATAGATTTAGACCATAAGAACGGAGCGAACAAAATGTCCAATACCAGCAATGTCCAATATCTCATAGCGGAACGCGCCAAGCGCGCTCGCCATGTCATCGGCACCACAGCCGCAGCGTTGCGCGCCCTGGAACTGCCGCAGCACGATTCGCCGCCGGCGATGACCGATTATCTCGCGCGCTATTCCAGCGCCGATAAGTGGGAAGATTGATTTAACCGCAACTACCATAGGAGGCGCACGGCACAACAAAACACGCGATTCAATCATGGCCGCAATCGAAACAACTCCCGCGGTTGCGGCCATAGTGGAATCACAAAAAAACCCTACCACACACGGAGTCGAGCTATGGACATTACCCGCAAAGATATTCTTGACGCCTAGGCTTTGTGATTTGTGCACAATTCGACCTTGGTCGACTCGATCGTTTTTGGTCGCGCCATGAACGCGCCTGGTCTGAGGCCGAGTCAGACGAGTCCAGCGAATAACCGCAAACCCTACCACAACGGGAGCCCACCATGAGCGGATACGCTTTTGAATTCCACGGCGCGACGTTCACGCCAGATGGAAAGGCGGACATTGCTAACGCCGCGGACCACAACGCCAAAGTAGAATCCGCGGAACTGGCGATATGGGCGCAGGCGCCCGATCGTCACGCGGTTTATATCGTGCGGCACGAAGCGCCTAGCATCGGCAACGGGCCGCGCGTGTTCTATGCCGCTGAAACGTGGTTAGGTACGCGCCTTGACGTTCCGGGCACGCTAACACGCCGAGCATTCCGCACGAACATTAGCCGCAAGATGGTGGCGGTCCGGTTCAAGGGAACGAACGGCTCGATCTATCACGGCCGGTATGGCGCGGACTGGAGTCAGTTGTGCCGCGCGCGCAAGGCTAAAGCTTAATCGCGCGAACCTGCAAACAACCTACCACAATGGAGTCGAACAATGTCTCGCAACACACTAGCTAAAAGCCTTCCCGCATATTTCGACGGATTCAATGGCCTAATCCCCTGCGTTGTCACTGCGATAACCGGGACAAGCGGCGCGCCGTCAACCGAGCAACGAGTCACGTTACAGGTCCGCCGCAATGGGCGCGGCTATAGGGCAGGCGAGCTAATCGAGTGCTTCGCATTGCATGCCATTCCGCACGGCGCAATTCTCCGCCGCAAGTATTCAACCAGCATCGGCGCCTATAGCGTCATTGCCGAATAGGGAGGGCGCAACCATGCGCTTGCGTTGTCGCAAGTGCCATACGTCAAGAAACAACTCGACGCGTTAGACGTCGACAAGCTGGTCAAGACACTGCGCGAGTATGGCGCATGGGATAAGGACGAGCTTGCGGACCATGAGCAGAATTTACAGCGAGTCCTATGGCTGGCTTGCGGCGATATTGTCGACGGCGCTTGCGGCTAAAGAGGTGCCCCGTTCCGCTTCCGTCTCGGTCAACCAAAATTTGCCCGTAGGACCGCAATTAGCGCAATCCATAACGACGAAACGCCGTCCCCCAGGACTAGCCTCGAATGTGTTAAGCTTCACCCTGGAACCGCAAGCGTAACAGATCACACGGCCGAAGGAATCAAACATGCCCGAATCTCCCTGTTGAGTCCAGGCGTGTTTATCCCCTCTATTATCCGCAGACTGTATCGTTTTGCTCACAAGCGGATAAAAAATAGTTCTTGACTTGAGTCCCCCGCTGGTATAGATATACACCATAGACAACGGAGCAAAAGACAATGGCAAAGCAACCCGAGTGCATTCAATGGCTGGTCGCCATTGGAATCTCATTAGACGACGCTATCACCTTACGGCGCGCGGCCATGGCGCTGCATCGCTGGCATGAGCTGGAATGTGGCGACGGTAACGACTTCGGTTCATGGACGATTGCGCGCGGCCGGAAAGAGAATCGCGAGTTTATCTATGACGACGACGGAAAACCGTTCATTGAATACCACTCGCACACGGAAATCAAGGCGCGTTATTCGCCTATCCCTGACCGCGAAAAGGGCGCGCGCAAGCGCATTGCCAAGATCATGGCCAACTATCCCGGCTTTACCGCCTATGTGCAGGGCGATCCACGCGGCGTCGCGCTCTATATCTTGCGGCCGGGCGACGTGCCGGAAGGCGCGAAAGTCGATAGCTGCTATAGCCGCGGAATCGCGGTCTACAAGTAGGAGCAAACATGCGTCCCGAATATCTCTACACCATAACCGCAGAACACGTCCGCAATCCTAAGTCACCCGGCAAGCAATGGCGTGCGCTGTACCAGTGCATTGGCCGTTTACTGCCCGGCGACGTTGGCAAACGAGTCTATCGTGTCGGCGATATTGTCCAAGTCGAAAACAATGAACAGCGCGACGCGCGCCTAGCAAAGGAGTCTTGAGTCATGACCTACCGCATAACCACGCAACGCGAACTGCGCCGCGAATTCTGGCAGACGTTCCCGAACCTGCCACGCAAGAAAATCAAGAACTACAGCGGCAACGGCACCATGTACCCGGCCGATACGCGAGTCACATGGTGCGACTGGATCGACTCGCTATCGAAAGGCGGCGACATATCGCAAGAGTTGGCGCAGCGCGCTACGCTCGATTGATAGGAACAAACCGCAGCGACCGGGAAAACCCGGCGCTTAACCCCTAGCTTGATGGTATAGATAAATACCACAAACAAAGAGTCCCTGAGTCCTACCACATGGAGCACGAAAATGAGATACGATAGCCTCTGGAGTGGCTTTGTTGGTTGTGTCATTGGAGCATCAGTTGTCACAGTCGCATGGGCATCAAGCGAGACCAGAAAGAGCACGGTATGCCATGAGACAACCGTGGTCGCTGCCCTACCCAACAAGGCACCAATGCCGCCAACAGTTGCCAAGCCTGTCACGCCCCCTCCGACCGTCAAGGCACCGGACGCCCCTCAAGCGGGACCATCAGTACCCAAAATGGCGGTAGAAAAATATCCATCTCCGCTGTTTCACGTCGAGTTCATTCCAAGCAAAGCAGCGGCGACATGGAGCAGTCCGATACCGAAAAAATACTACGCCGAATCACACCATAGGCATCAGCGGCAACATCAACATCACACACACCGGCGCGCTACGCATAACTCGAAATATCATGCACATCATCACGTGCATCGTCATCACGGTTGCGGACCGTAGGAGAACCTACAAACAAAGAGTCCCTGAGTCCTACCACATATATGGAGCATATCATGCCGCACGAGCAGACTAAGACGGTCTACTACTTTGACGAATTGTCGGACAAGGCCAAGGATAAGGCACGCGATTGGTTCCGCGAAGGCGCGCTGGATTATGACTGGTACGGCACGACGTTCGAGGACGCCGTTCGCGTCGCCAACACTCTCGGCATTATCACGCGCACGCAGCATTGTGTCAGTACAGGCGGCCGAGATCGTCGACGAATGCACTTACTCGACTTAAAGAACTCTCCAGCAAGCGCACATCGCAGCCTCGCCGTCGTCCCATCGAATCCGAAAGCGGCATGAAGGTCTATGTCGTTATGAGCAACGACTTTCCGGATTCCGTTTTTATGAACAGGCGGAAAGCTGACGCCTATGTCAAAAAATGGAAAAAAATCAAAGCTCTTAAATTTAGAGATTTCCAGAGAATTTACTGGCAAGTCTACGAATTCGAGGTGCAGCAATGATACTGCCAGCCACCAACACATTGACCGTCATGGCTATCGCGCTGGCGTTAGGATACCAACTCAAGAGCGGAGAAGCCTAAATGCGCCACCAACAAAGGAGTCGAACAATGAGAAAGATCGTACTAGTTACCCTTGCGCTTGGCTTGCTTTCGACGGCGGCAAGCGCGGCAGACTTAGAACTTGTTCCTGGGAAGCAATATCAACTCGGCGACTATTTCGAGCAACCCTACACGCTAAAAAATCATACGAGCCATCTAATCAGACGCGTACATGCTGAGTGCGGCATGTTCAACAACAACGAGCTAGTCCACACTAGTGGAATGTCGTTCAGGAACGTGCCGCCGCAAGGCGAACTATACGATTTTGTCAATTCCAATCGCGGCGAAGTAACAGACGTCAGATGCAGACTAACGGATGCCGAATAAACACTCAAGAGCGGAGAGGCAGTGCGACCACGTCCCAGCGGCACGACGCCGACAGCATTGCGCTCGCTGCAAAAAGAAAAAGAGTCCCTGAGTCTCTGAGTCCATGAGTCTCTGAGTCCTTGAGTCCTTGAGTCCTTGAGTCCATGAGTCTCTGAGTCCTTGAGTCCCTAGCGTTTATGGTTTATATCTGAACCAAACGAATCAATTGGAAGTGGAGAGTCTGAAGGAATGACGACCAGGAAGAAAGAACCACGGCAGCGCACGCCACGCAAGCCGATCAAGGATTGGGAAGCTATGGGCCGGCCGATGAAGGCTGGCGAGTTCGCTGCATGGCGGAACGAGATGGGGTTGTCAGAACGCGACGCCGCGGCCCGGCTCGGCATGTCACGCGGCTTCCTGCGTGCGTCAGAGCAGGACGGAGCGCCGCTCTATGTCGCGCTGGCCTGTGCTGCTCTGCTGGCCGGGCTCAAGCCATACGGCGCCAAGTCATGAAAGTTCTTGTTTGCGGAGGCCGCAACTTTCGGAGTCCGGCACAAGTCCAGAGAATCCTCGACGTGCTCCACGCCGAACGGCCATTCACTGCGCTGATGCAGGGCGGGGCGAATGGAGTCGACAAGATGTCTTCCGAATGGGCGGCAACGAAACCGGAGATTAAGCGTTACGTCTGTCGTGCGGAATGGGAAAAATTCGGCAAAGCAGCTGGCCCAAAACGCAATGCTCGTATGCTGGAATGGAAGCCCGACTTAGTCGTCGCCTTCGCGGGCGGTCGCGGGACCGCGAATATGGTTATGCAGGCGGTAAAAGCAGGAATACGGGTATTGCCGGTCTAATGCAGTCCGAAGGTATGACATCAGACGCAAAGTTAATGCTTGAAAATACCCGCGAGAGGGAGTTAAAAAGGGGCACGGCGGGGTTGAATCCGCCGTGCCCAAGTTGGCTTGATTCCTACCACAGAATCGACTGAGACCCACGTCACCAACTTCGGAGCCATGGAAAAGACCAGAAATTGGCTGAGGGAGCCCTCTCAGTCGGCTGGACTATGGGTTTTTTATATTGGAAAATCAAGAAAAAAATCATAAAGGTTCCATTCCACGCAAAAGCGGCGTTGAAACCGCAGGCGCGGCTACTCTAAAACTGGAGTATTTCCGGAATTCTAAAGGACATTATACCGATTTTTTCCATTTTGTCAAGCACATACCAGCACCAACCAGCTCGCCGATCTCCGCCAGGAAAGCAGTCTTCATGGCGCGCGCTTCAGCCTCGTTATAGAGCCGTATGCCGGCATCGTTGGCGGCAAAAACGATGACCTTGACCGCCCACTCGCCGGTGACGTCAAACCATCCTCCCAGAGGGTCTTTGCCAGCCTTCTTGAAGATGTGCCTGCACCTTTTCGCTATATGAACTGCCAGCTTCCTGTCGGTCACCCAAAACAACGAGTGAATGACCAACTGTCGTGCCTCCTGACTCTTGGTCGCGCTGAGGTAATCGACTGGCCAGAAACTACATGCCACCTTGATCGGACGGGGCTGGTCGCTGGGAGCGATAACGAAAATAGAATACAATTCATCTGGAATGTCAGGCCGCGTGGCCATAATGAATGTCCCCCAACAAATGAATCTCCGGAGCCTGCGGAGGCAATAACCGCTCGACTTGACGCCAGATTGCGACGCTCTGTTTGGCTTTCAGGTCGGCAGCCATCGATTGGGTAACGCCGGTGATTCTTCCGATTTCGCTGTGGCGAACTTTCTGTCGCTGGCCTTTGATGATCGCGACCGCATTCATGTCGGCGTATGCCCACAGACGGAGAATCCGCCAATCGCGGTCGACCTGCTCTTTCGCTTCTTGCTCCCAGTTTGGCGCGATATCTGCGATGGCGGCATCGTACTCTGCTTTGAATTCTGGCGTATCGTAGACACTATGCAAACAGATACGCTTTCCCTTGCTGCCGCGACCGATGCGGACATACCATACAGATTTGCCGCCTCTGTTTTCGCAGTGCAGATAGGGAGGACGCTGCCGTAGACATAGGCGAAAAACACGAATGACCGAATCCTTCATCAAAAGCTCGTCTGGCGACGCTTCGACGTTAAAGCCGAAGACCTTTTCAATAGATTCGCCGTTAGCAACGTCAAACATTCTCTGTTTGAAAATTTCCTCAGCTTCCTCCTCTGTATGAAGCCAGCCGCCCAGCGCTGCGCCTTTAGTCTCTTTGGTCCTTCCGGAGTTGCCGCAACGAATCTGCCGTCAATATCAATTGTGGTCTTTATGGCTTCCATAACCAATTCAGGCCCAGTGAACTGACGGTCGATGCGCAAAAAAGAATCACGCGCCTGACCCAACGCCAACGAAACATAACACTCGTCTGCGTCGTCCCATTTCATTTCGGCAACCATCTGCAATCCTCACGCCGCCAGAGCTTCGATAGGCATTTCCGCAATCGCCGCCAACTTCTCGCTGCGCACGGCGAGATATTCATAGACGTCGTTGTCGAGACGGCGCTGGAATAGATAGACCGCGCCTTCTTCTTCCATGACCCAGGCGGTGCTGCCGATCTGGTCAACAAGCGTGCTCATCGAGCTGCCACTGTTGAACTGATAGTCACGATCCTTGACCAGATAGCCGATGTGATAGATGCACGCCTCGCCGGGCTTTGCCGCCTTGATGAATAACTCAAGATCGACAGCAGTGGAGACCTTCGGAAATATTGTGGTAGGGGACATTTTCTGTTTTTCCTGTAGTACGTGAATTTCAAAGTGACGAGAGATTCCTTTAAAAAGGAATCTCGTCGTTGCGAGAGCTGCTACCCTCGGAGCCGAAGCCGCCGGTCGATTCGTCGCTACTGCTACGGCGCGAACCGCCGTCGCCCTTGGCGCCATCAAGCATAACCAATTGCGCACGATAGCCTTGCAGCACCACCTCGGTGGAATACTTGTCCTGGCCGGACTGGTCCTGCCACTTGCGTGTCTGCAATGCTCCCTGGAGGAAGACCTTGGAGCCCTTCTTTAGGTACTGCTCGGCGATCTTGGCGAGACCTTCGCTGAAGATCACACACCGGTGCCATTCGGTCTTTTCTCTCTTTTCGCCAGTCTGCTTGTCCTTCCAACTTTCCGACGTGGCAACCCGCAGGTTTGCGATTGGCCGCCCGTCCTGGGTGCGGCGGACTTCTGGATCAGCGCCGAGATTGCCGACGAGAGTAACTTGATTCACAGATGCCATTTTCAGTTCTCCTTGTGGTAGATTGTCAGGCTGCTACAGCCTGGTTGCTTGAGTTTCGTTTCGACTTCGCCCATGCGATTTGACGACTCTTGATCCACGACAATGTTTGCGCGTTCGGACTTGCTGGCCCAGAGTCCCTGATGCTGTGATCAGGCCACACCCCGAATCTCTCCTTGTATTTATTTGAAGCCCATCCATCCTTGTAACCCTTCTGAACGCAGTAGCCCTTCAGTTCAGAAAGGAATGTCGATTTCTCTGCCATAGTGGCGTTCTTGACTTCGCCCTTCTTCGGTTTCAACTCCTCCAACTCGCCCTTACCTTCTTTCAGCTTCTCCTCGACGCTGGCGACGTGCGCGGAGACAAAGCCACAGCTCTGGCATTTGCTCATACTCGGCGGCTTGAGACCGCCGCATGACGGACATTCTGTCGGCAATCTGATTTTACCCTCGATGCTCTTATCAACGCCGGTATTAGTGCGACCGTTGTTAAGGCCGGTATGCTTGGCGTCGACGTCGGTCACAAAGCCCATACGAAGATGCGTGTCGGTGTGATCGAGGATCAAACAGAAGTCTTTGCCATCAGCAGTACGAAGCCCGCGGCCGATCATCTGGACGAACAGCATCTCAGACTTCGTCGGACGTGCGAGAATAATGCAGCGAGCGTCCCAATCAATGCCAGTCGTCAGCGTGCCAATGCTGATCACTACCTCGATAGAGCCATCAGCAAAGTCGCGCTCGATCTGACGGCGCTCATCCTTCTTCGTAAAGGCGTCCTGATAACCGACTCTGACGCCGGCAGCCTCGAAGCGCTCGACCAGCGTTTGCGCATGATCACGGTTGACGGCGAAACAGAGCGTCGGACGGCCTCTGCCCTTTGCCAGCCAGGTATCAACGATGTCAGCGACAAGGAGCTTGTCGCTCATCACATGCGCCAGCTCATCCTCAACATAATCGCCGGCGACCGTGCGAACTCCTGACAAATCTGGATGACTCGGAGCAAACACGCGGAACTGAGACAGATGCCCAGCTTCGATCAGTTCTTGTGTCGTGCTCGCGATGATTAAATCATCGTAATAGGCACCAAGACCTTTCGTCCAAGGCGTCGCCGACAGACCAATGATCGGAATGTTCTTCCACGCCGGGTCCAAGAACCATTTCTCATAAAACTTGAACCAGATGTGAGTTTCATCGACCAGCGCAAGATCGGCCTGTGGGATCGTGCGACGCATCAATGTTTGCACACTGGCGATTTGGACTGGCTGCCGCCAATCGGTCATTTCGTGCTGCGCCTGGATCACGCCGGTATCGTAAATACCATGCTTTGAGAACTTCTCGATGGTTTGATCGACAAGATTGATCTTAGGCACGGTGAAAAGTACGTGCTTATCCTTGTTACGAGCATTGGATACGATCTGCCCAGAGAGGATGGTCTTGCCGAATCCAGTCGGAGCTTTCATGACGATGCGACGGTTACCGCGCGCAATCGAGGCGCGCAGAAGATTCAGAGCATCGTCCTGATCATCACGCAGCTTGAGCATTTACTCCACATCCCCCTCGTTGCAGCAGAACATCGTTCCAGTCGTAACCAGCGCGGTCCGGAATAATGACTTCGACTTTTAGGCCGTTCTCGATTGCTAGGCGTTTAGCTAAGGCGTAGGCCGCATTCTGGCCAACGAAGTTCAGATCACTGTCGCCGAAGACCACCACATGCTTGGCTTCCTTCGGAGGCTGCCAGACCTGCAAGAGGGCTTCCGATGTCGTGGACCAAACAGGAACGCTATTGAGATACCCGGCTGATAACGCCGTTTCGATTCCTTCTGCTACGCCAAGCTTCCTATCGGCCTCCATCGGCCTAAGACGAATAGCGCCGCCCTTCGGAAGCTCTCCCGGCATCATCTTGCGGCATTTTTCAGCGAACGCTTTTTTGCCGTCCTTCGTCAGATACGTGCGGTGCAACGTTGCAGGCTTGCCATGCTGGTCGCAGACCATGGCAATCATTCCAGGATGCTCTGATTTGGTCTCCGAGTGATACATGCCAGGGACATATCGGAGAGCTTCCGATACGACCTTCAGTCCGCGGGAGTAGAGGTAGAGCCATGCAGGATCGCCGGCGGCTATTGGCTGGCTGCGCTTCCACAGTTCGCGTAATGCGGCTTTATGGTCGACTTTCTTCGGCTCAGGACGCGCAGGCGCATCTTCAGGAAGATTCCCGATGATTTCATCGACGCGCTTGGCAGCCTCGGCGTAGTCCCAGCCGTTCACTTCCATCACGAGCTTCAGTCCCTTTCCGGCACCGCATTGCGAGCAGAAATAATCACCATCACCTTGGCGGTCATCAAACCGTGCGCGATCACGACCGCCGCAGATAGGGCAGGGCTGATGCTTGCCGTTGAGGAACTGAGCCGGCACGCCGAGACGCGGGAGGATTTCATGCCAGCGACCATGAGATGCTTCTACCGTTCGCATACGACGCCATCCTCATTTACTAAGAATCCTTCTTCTTGGTATGTCTCTTTTCCTTTCCCCTTCCCTTCCCTTCCTTTCCCTTCCGGTGATGAGTGATCAGTGAAGACTCCGTGAGCGCTCACTGAGTCATCCATCAGCAAGGCAGTCACGTCGCTGTACTTCTCTCCTAACCGTCTCGCATAACTTGCTGGCGTGTCTGATTTTCTCCAGTCAGAGAGCACCGGTTTGCTTGGCCTGTTGATGACCTGATGCTTGTCGAAGTTTCGGATGAAGACATAGCGCTTGATTTCACCGTCTGAGACGGTCCGATCAAAGATTGTGAGCAGTCCGCGAGGCAGGAATTCTTTGCAAATCACCTCCGTGAGCACTCCGTGAGTGCTCAGTGAGTATGGGAAAATCTTAACCTTCCATTCCGGCGTCGACCACTCAAGCACACCGTAATCGTCGCAGTGATTCAGCATGCCGATGAACAGGCACTTGCTGAGTTCAGACAGCGTGCCTGTCTTTGCATCAGTCCAGAATTCTGGCTTGACAGTGCGGATACGCGCCATTCAGGCCGCCTCCCTGCACCACAAAACAGGATTCCTGGGAGTTACAGCTCTGTCTCCGGGTTTTAGGCAGCGAAAATCATTCGTTAAAACATTGGCGCGATTTGGATTGTCTGGCTCCATTAAGCGCGCGCCATCTTCGTAGTAGATCACTGTCATTACCTCGCGCTGTTTTTTGGTGAAATTGCCCGAGGCACCGTGCAAGACAAGACCAGAATGGAAAGACGCATCGCCGGCTTTCATGTCTCCGCATCTCGACAGTTTGTAGCCACGTTCCTTGATGAGCGTGGTGTATGCTTCTTCTGAAGCGTCAGAGATTTCAAAATGCCCGGCAAGACCATCTAAATGCGAGCCGCTCGCAAAATACATCGTTCCCATTTCTTGCGAAACGTCTACCAGCGGCATCCACATCGTGATGGTGTTAGTTGTATCAAGCGGCCAATAGAACTGGTCCTGATGCCAAGGTGTGTGGCCGCCGCCTGCTTCCTTGAAAAGCGCCTGATCGTGATACAGCCGTACAGCGTTCACTCTCATTAACGAGCCGGCGATCTGCGCAAAACGCTTCGCAAAAACAAAGCGCCGCACATGCTCATCGGCTTCCTGCAAACGGCAAGTCTGTAGGAACGCCTTGCTGTAAGTGTCGTGCTTTTCCAGAGATTTCGCAGCAGGATTAAGTTGTTCGACGGCGGCAAGAATCGCCTTACGATACCGCGCAAGGCCTTCCTGATCACACACGTTGCGCAGGGTGATATGACCGTCGCGTTGATATTGTTCAATCTGGATTTCGGTCATCATGCCGCCTCCTGCATGCGATTCCGGCAGATGCCGCAGAAGTAACGGAACGCTTTGTCGGCGCTCACGCGCTCGCTGGCGATTTCGACGGCATCGCAGACTTCCTCGATTCCCAGAGCGGTTATGAACTTTCTAATCGAGCGGATGTTGCTGCGGGTGAAATCACTTGGGTGCATCTCCGGAAAGTCGTTGACGAAGCGGCCGATGACTTCGCTGACTTCGGCGTCCCTTTCGCCGCGCATGTGACGTTCCGCATCGCGGAAGGCGAGGACTTCGGGATGGCCGCCGTTGACGAGATTGGCGACGGCGTGAATGTCCATCTTGTTGAGCAAACGCGCGGCATTGAGCACTTCACCTTCATTGGGTGAAGACAGCATGCGGATGAGCTTGGCAGCTTTATCCTGATCGATGGTCATGCCGCCTCCAAAACTTTGGAGGAATCAGCATTCAGGTCTTTTATCCAGCGCTGCTTAGGGCAAGTCGGCTGGTCCGTGCGCCTTGGTCCGCTTGTGTGGGTCCACTGGCCCCCTGCTGTATGGCCACTTAGGCGCCATCCTGACGCTTTGAGTGAAGTGCCTAATTCATCTTCCAGGATGTACGTTTGGATACTCTTGAAACCCATCGCCTTGCAAGCGCGGGCCGCAGCTGCGTACAGGATGGAGCATGCGTTCTTGGTCCCATCGGTAACGAGCCGCGTAACCTCGGCAACTGAATAGGGATCGCAACCTCTGGCGACTGGACGTCCTACGGAACACGCGCCAACAAACAAACCATCGTTACTCACACCGAGAGAAAAGCGATGACCTTGAACTGGTTTGTGATGCCGGTGATGCTTGCTGATGAACTCATTGAGTTGTTTCAGCGTAAGCGGCGATACAACTAATGTCATGCCGCCTCCAGTAATGGAGGCTGAAATGCGTCGATCTGATCTCCCCATACCGCCCAGCCGGCACGTGGCTCTCTCGCAAAAAGCTCTACATATGGTCCTGGCGCGAACCGCTCGATGCGCTTGAAGATTTCGTCCGGCTTGCGTGAATGCTCACGAGCAGGAGAGATGATTATCTCATGAACGTCTTTCGCCAGGCGCTTCGGACTGCCAACGCGGAACAACAAACAGTCTTCGGCGTTTTTGCGAGTCGTGAAGCCCATACCCATGTGCAGAAGTTCTTTGCCGTCTACTATCTCGCTGTAATCGAAGTCGCAGGCTTCGAGATTGCGCTTGAGCTTGACCCACACCCATCCACGGCCCGAATAGCGGGCTCCCCATGCGCGCACCATGTCGTCTGGCGCCAATACCTTCTTCGATTTTTTCGGCGCGTAGAGCTTCGGGCTGGTCACCCAGAGGGCAATCCAAGCGCCATCAGGATGGATGAGATCGGCGACCGGCAATGCCGCAATATCGACGTCGGTCATGCGCGTGTAATGTTGCGGCCGACCTTTGGTGCCGGCAACAAAGCGCGTCGGCGGATCGAGCAGAACGAAGCGGTAGCCATTCCGTTCAAGCCCGGCGAAGACGTGGTCATGTGGTAGGATTGACACGGTTAGGCCGCCTGCTCGTTGTCAGCAGGAAGCGTGAACTTGCGCTGCCACGTTGACCACGCTTTCGAGACGGCGCCGGTGCCGGGAAACAGATCGGACAACTCATCGTCCGGCCGCGCTCCAAGCAACTCAAAGGCCCAATGGCATACCGCCTCTGGCTTCGCGCCGGTCAATCCGCGCTTGAGCGTGATTGAGCATTCAATCCAGTCGCGCATGACAAGGCGCTTGCTGACGACAGGCTTGCGCGCTGGCTTGATAATCACCGGCTCCCAAGCATAAGCGACAGATACGTTGCGCTTGAATGCAGCGAAGCCCTTGACCCACGAGCACCATCTGGCGCCAGTCTTGAGGACAAGAGGCCCAAGCGTGGCGATAGCTATTGGCGTGGCGCTCGTATGCAGGACCCAGCCATCGAATTCACTTTCCAGGCGATCGATGAGAGCGACGTGATCGACCTCGCCGGCATAGTCTGGCTGGTTCTTGTAGAGATGCGCGCAGTTTATATACGGCGGATCGGTGTAACCGAGCTTCACGATATTCTCCGATGTGGTAGGAAAAACGGTTTTATTCTTTGAGTTTTTGTGCGCCGTATTTGGCGATTAGAGCTGCTTCAGCTCGGTTGTCGTCCATCACCCGAGCAAACCGATCGGCCTGCTTGGGAAACATCTCGATGATGAGCTTGCGCGAAGCACCCTTGTCGCGACTGAGACCGAACTTCTTCTTCCAGGTCTGCGGCGCGACGCGGAATATTGGGATGCCGAGCGCGCCGAGGACACCAAAGAGAACGCCCTTGGACTCGCCAAACCTGAAAACCGAGCCAGAGCCCCAACCTTGCATCGCATGTACGTCCTCGACGAAGGCGGTTACGCCGAATGGCGAAATTGGAAACGGCAAGTGGCACCTAATATCGCTGGCGAGCTGCGCAGCGTTGATGCTGCGCTTCTTCTTGTCTCCCATCGTCGGCGTATCATGGACGCTGAGATATCCAGTGTCCGGGCTGTAGAAGGCGTAGGCGCCGTCCAAACCGGGATCGAGCCCCAAAACTATCATTGGATGCTCTCAAGGAGAGACTCGTGTGATTTTTCTATTCTCTCCTTATATTCCGACGTGATGCTGGCTTTGAAAGATGTATACTCATTCTCTAATTGTCTATTTGCGGCCTCAAGCTTTATGATCTCCATACCAGCGGCACTTAGCTGATCCTGGAGTAGAACGTTCTCCTTGTCACGATGCGTGACCGCCACGACCAACTTATTTATCTCCTCAGACGCCATAGACATGACGTTTGTTTTATTGAGCCAGTTTAGTTTGTTGGGAAAAGTGCTGATAAGACCTCTAACTTCGTCGGTTAGCTCTATCAGGCTCTTAGCGATTTCCTTCGACTTATTGATCATCATTTTGAATTCTCCATTTGTGTTTGAATTATTGGATCGAAACCGAGGATGATCATATCAGTGCAGTCCGTTTGGATTGGTTTCGCCTAACTGAACGAATATTTCGCCATATCGCGCAGATGGGGAAAATCTTGATTTCACTTCCCAAGTTTCGCCGTCTTCCTTTATCGGCATAAGATCGATCCCGGTTTTCTGCTCCTCGACCGTTGCGTGTCGGTAATTATAACCATGGTGTTCAAGCCATCTTTTCACTATCCCAACGGCAGCGGTGTCTGTTTCTTCCAAGTCTATGTTGAATGGATCGATCCCGAAACTTTTCAACGGAGACCTGATTGGATCAATTCCGTAGCCCGATCCGGTGTTTCTTATTTCAGAGCCAGGCAGGCTGCCGATCTTTGGTTTTATTTGCTCCACAAGAATGTAAATCTGAAGATCGTCTAAGCGACCGAACCAGCACTTTCTGCCGATATTCGGATGACGATCAAAGCAGACATGGGCATATCGTGAGGCGGCCAGAGTGAATATGCCGTGCGGCACATGAATCTGGTCTCGACTATCTCGACACTCAAACTTATTGATAATCGCTTTGGCGAGAGCCTTTCCATCGATCATGGGATGAGACCACGCAAGCTTTCGCGTATGTCTTTGCCGTCATCAGGAGCTTCATTGCCAAGCACCGTCCATCCATCTCTGCGCTCGCGACCAAAGACTTCGAGATAAGGACCAGGAAATCTTTCCTCACAGAGCCGATGAACGTTACTTGGCTTTGAGGAATGTTTAGTCTTCGGCTCGACGAATAGGGAAGACCTGCCGGTACGGATAGATGGATAGTTGTTTTCTTTGCGCTCGCCATCTTTGCGCTTAGCGATAATGCAGAATTCGGCGTTGCCGAGAAGCCAGTAGCCAACGCCGCCGTAACCATGCGCATTTTCCAAGTCGTACTTTGCCCATGTAAGGATCGATGCTGGCGTGAATCCCCAGTTATCCAGAATGTCCTTGGCGCTGCCGTTTATTAAGAACGGACCTACCGTCCAAAGAAACACATATCCGCCGACGACCTCGCCAATCGGAAGCTTGCCAATCTCTTCGACCGTGAGCGGTGTTTCTTGTTTGTATTGATTATTTCCGTCACGATTGCGCGTGAAACCAGACAGTCTTCCCTTTTGATCGGCATCTTGAATGTCTGCTACGTTCTTCATTCCCGGAGCGACCGTGTACGGCCAGTATGGGTCGACGATCGCGGTCGTAAACGGCTGCAAGACATTTACGTCCTGATACTTCAGCTTGCCAGCAGCAAAGGCCTTCTGAATTGTTATTTTTCTTGTTATTACACCATGCATAACGCAGCACTTTCTTTTACTTCGTAGACCTCGTTACCTACCGAATCCCAGCCGTCGCGCTTGACGCGCGCAAATATCTCCAGCTTGCGCCCGTGGTCGTAGAGCGTTTCGATGATGTCGTAGAACTCTGGCGGCTTGCGACTATGTTCTGTTCGCTTGATCGACTGTACGGAATCGAACAACTTCTTGATGTCCGGCGTGCAGGAGCCCCTTGTAGCGACCAACAAATGCTCGTGACGAACAGAGCTGTAGAAGCCCATCACATGATCGATCTTGTCCCATATGAAGTTGGTCTTATATTCAAATCCCCATGCCTGGAGGATCGGAAAGCAGCGCTCCAGCAAAGGGGCCGTCACCCACAAGAATAGGATGGAGTCATCATCAGCGAGGTCCTTGATCGGACGCTCACCTCCTGGCTTAAACTCAATGAGTTGTTGATCGTCGAGACAATCATAATGAGCCTCGGCATGGCCATATTCATCGGCCTGATTGAGGCCGTGATATTTCCATGGCGGATCGATATAGAGGATGCGATATGTGCCTTCGAGCGGTTTCGGTTTGGTCGCCTCGATGCGATCTATGTAAGCCAGCTTCTTCGCAGCGCGCATGGAAGCTCGAACTTCCTTGCGCAGTGCAGCGATGGTGCGCGGCTTGCCAGTTTCGCTTATTGTCTCCTCAGCCCAATTGAGAAGACGATCAGCTTCATCTGGTGGGCGTCCTGCTACCTCGCGATGGTGATTAAAACTCAAAAGTAAGCGACGTCGCTTAGTTTGGAACTTTTTGGATACGTTTCCAGCATCAACACAAGCTTGATAGGAAGGGCCACCCCAATCCTCTGTCTCGACGATTGCTTTGCGCTCGCCGAAGCGTGCCTCGCCAAACGCCCACCAGTCACCAAGCCACCACGATACGCTGTGCTCGACGCGGCCGAGAATTGCGCCAGCCTCTAGCCATTCCGTTTCGGATAAGTCGGATGGCAACTCCCATCCTACGCGTGACACCTGGCCGCGGAAGCCGAGGTCCTTAGAAACCGGGAGACGTTGTCCTGCGGTAACGAGACTCATCTCGTCACCATTGGATTGCGACCGTAACGCTCCACAAACAGTTCGAGGGCATTGTCAGAAAGAATGAATGCGCTTGCCGGGCGACCATGAAGCGTCGGAAGGCGGCCGAGGTATTTAAGAACGCCAAGCTTCTTCCATGCTGTTATGATCGGAGCTATGTTGTCTTTCTCGTAATCTGTGTTTTTCTTCTTCTGAAAGATTACCGACGCGTCTTCTGCATTAAGCGGGACGCTCGCTTCAGCAAAGATGAACCAGAGGTGGTCATGATTTTTGTCTCCGTCACTCCTCGGCTTTCGCTTCTTTGCTCCAAGTGTTTCTGGTCTGCTTTGTGCGACAAAGCATCCCGGAGATACCTCGACCATGAGAGCCCCGTCGTCCTCGCGAATGTAACTGGTCATTGCGTCTGCCCCGTCACTTCCGCTCTTAACCGGTCGAGCAGCGCCATGACCTCTTTCAGACCGAAGCGCTCGGCGATGAAGGCAACGATGGCTTGCAGGGCGCTCGTGGCGGTCCCCAAAGCCTTCTTGTCGCTCTGGTCTTCCGTCAGATCGCGGATGACGCTGAGGAAGCGGGCGACGTCCTTGTCGCGCGGCTCGTACTTTGGATCGCCCCAAAAGGATTTTTCGAGCTTAGTCATGCCGCTCGACCTGTGACGCGCGGCACCGCCGTCTGCATGACGAGGCTGGGTGCGACGGGGGATGATAGGAAGCTCTGACGACGCGCCGGCGACCATGGCTTACCGCGCTTCGCAGTCGATAGTTTCGCACGATGCTCAGCAGAAAATTTCTTACCTATCTTTGCTGCCGATAACTTTGCTATTGTTTCAGCAGATTTCGGCTTACCAAAGTTTGGATTACGTTCACCGCGTAATGCCGCCGATATTTTTGCGAGATGCTCAGCAGACAGCGTCTTACCAAAATTTGGATTGCGCTCACCGCTCAACGCCGCTGACATTTTCGCCCGCGTTTTGGCGGATGGCGTCTTGCCTACATTTACTGCCGATAACTTTGCGCGGTGCGCAACAGACAGTGTTTTTCCTGCGTGCGCTTTCGATATTTTCTCCCTCGTTTTAGCGGACTGAATTTTGCCTGTATTTGCTGCTAATAACACCGCACGATGTTCGGTTGGTAGCTTTTTGCCAAACCATGGGTTACCTTCCCCACTCAGCGCTGCTGATAATTTTGCTCGCGTTTCAGTGGACTGCGTTTTACCTTTGTTTGCCGCCGATATTTTTGCGCGTGTTTTGGTGGACAGCGTCTTGCCTTTTTGAGCGGCAGACATTTTTGCGCGTGTACTCGGCAATGGATCACGGCAACCATGTCCGCCGTCATTACGGTTGTAACCGCCAGATTTTGTATTAAGCTCGGCGATCACGGCGTAATCGTTCACTGGCAACCGAATTGCGTATAGATGCCAAACGCCGATCATCGTTTAGCCTTGCCGTCGAGGACGATTCTGTGGTCTATGCGTCTGAATAAATCGCCAAGTGATCCGTCATTGATCAGGTGAACGTCGTACTCGAACTCATAGGATTCGGACTCATGCGCGATGGCGATAGCGTTGTGACCGGGACGGATGATGTTGACGATTATTCCGCCGACACGGAGGATGGCGGCGTGCTCGTTCGGGAAGCGAACATCGTCGAAGACGACACGCGGATCGTCGGCCCGCGCATCCATCTCGGTATCGACCCAGATGTCGGGATGGATCAGGTCGCGACCCCATTCTGTGCCGAGTGTCAGCATGGCGCGACGCGGCGAACGATCGTTGAGGAGTGACGTCGGCCGTTCTTTCAGGTCGCCTTCCATCATCCGCTCGATGGTCGACTCGTCGGCGCCCCGGTAGCGCAAATACGCGCGCAGCATTTCCTTGAGCGCGCCGGCAAACTTGCCGCGGGTAAAGCCGTGCTGCTCGACCAGGTAGCGCGCTACTGCGCTTTTGCCGGAGCCGGCCAAGCCAGTGAGCCCGATAACGCGCCTCGGGAAATACCATGGAGAGGATGGGTTATTGGCGGACAGGGCTCCGCCATAGCCTCGGTCGCTGACCGGGGCGCAAGATACGTCACTCATGTGGTAAGGCCTCTTTTTTGCCTTTATTTTAGGTCTAAAATGGTACGGTCTTATGCCGCATCCTCTTCGATATTGATCATGTCGGAGGGGAAGTCGTTGGTGCCGTGTAGAATTTCATCAAGCGAACCGGAGCGCACCCGCGCTATTGTGCCGGTATCCATCCCTAGTGCGTGCAGATAAGTGTCGACCATCACGTCTTCCTCGGCGACCTCATTCGGATTTTTACCGCGACGTTTGATAACTTCCTTTAGGGCCTTGACATGGAACCCCATGGATTTAGCTTCTGCGTAGACGTCACGTTTATCGTCGGCGAGCACTTTTGTTTCTTCGTTAAGTCTTTCAATGCGCTCGACAAATGATTTCATCAGAGCTTTCGCGCCATCGGTCGCGTCGGTCATCATGAGAACCTTACGTGAACATCTACTGGGATAGTATCCGCTATTACCCGCATGTCAAGCATGAGGGACTTGACTTTTTTTTGGTACGAAAGTAGACCAAGCAAACAGGAGGGGGAAAGTGAAGCGACGAAAATCAAATGATAGAAAGGACAAACGAGAAAAAATGTTGTCTACAGATAAACCGGAGGGACAGGATTTAACGGCGATTTTGGCGCGAGTTGATCGGCGCCGCGCAATCCTTGGCCTATCCGATCGTGCCGCTAGCCAAGCCGCTGGCGCCTCGCCCGATCTGATCCGCTCCGCCCGTAAGCAACTCCGCATGGGCAAGCAGGATGGATTTTCCGGGCGCTCGCTGCATGGCTTGGCGGTTGCCCTGAAAACCAACTTCTATTGGCTCACTTATGGTAAGGGCGATGAGGAATTATTCGACGAGCCGACTCACGTTTGGATGCCTAACAACAAGAAACCCATGCCCGGCCAGCGAGCCGGTCGCATGGTCAAAGTCTCGCGCGATATCCGCAAGGATAAGACCGCAGAACCAGCAGGCGAACGAAAGGATGAAGTTGGCTCAGCCGCAGATTTTCTGCGTCGGCAGCAAACCGAATTGCAACAATCAATCGAATCCCACAAAGAACAGATAACGGTCCACAAGGAAAAAATAGCGGAAATAAAACGGGAATTAGCAAAGACCATCGCCGCGCGCAGGATCATCGAGAAGCCGGATGAAAAAAATCCCCACACCTGAAAATAGTTTCGCATTTACTGAAAATAGTTCCGCATTTAACCTGCGGCGGACAGTCACATGTGGATATTTCCCTAGGAGTTCCATTAATGCTGGTGTGTACTCGCGGTCACAATAAACCGCGAGGAAACCCTACCACATGCCCGCTAAATCTCCGTATCGTCACATGGACCGTGTCGTTACGATCCGCGAAATCGTCGTGCCGGTCCTTGAGGCTATTGTCCCCAAGGATCAGCACGGCGAGGTGATCTTCGTTGACTCCGAGACCGGCGATCTCATGGTGCAGATGGATGCTTATTTCCATGAGTTGCGGTTCTGGCGCAATTGCATCTTTCTACCGGCCGCCGATGTGCCGACCAGCGTAGTTCTGGAAAATCGCACGGATTTGCCGCAGGCGTTTAACCCAGCTACCTACATGCATATACGACATCGCAGACGCACGCCACGACGAGCCGCCGCAGCGGCTTTTTTTATGGCTGCGAACAATGCCGCCGACGACCAACAGCAGGCGCCCCATGATGTAAACAGCCGTTCGCTTCCCGACGAGAAATAAAGCTCCTCACTTTTTATTTGCCAAATAACGCCGACCCCCGGCAAAGGGGGGTCGGCGTTATTTATTGCGCAAAATCTGCTTGACATTGCGGGTATAAGCGGATAAACAAGAAGCAACAACCTGACGGAGCCACTTTATGTCTGAAGCCGCCGCGGCACAGCCGCGAGAAATCGCCGTTGCTGGGCCGTCGTCTCTGGTCCCGCAGCAATCGCCTGGCGCAACGATGATCTCGATGATTGATCGCGCCATCCGCGATCCGTCCGTTGATATGGACAAGCTCGACCGTCTGATGGCGTATCGCGAGAAAGAGATGGCGCGCGAGGAGGAGAGGGCGTTCGACTCGGCTATCGCCTTAGCCGAGCGCAAAATGAAGAAGGTCATCTTCGACAAGGCCAACGCGCAGACGCGATCGAAGTACGCCAGCTACGCCAGGCTGGATGGCGATATCCGCGGCATCTACACCGAACACGGCTTCGGCATTTCTTATGACACCGACGTGTCACCGAAGGGTACCGCCTACTTGCGGGTCTATGCCTATGTCACCCAGGACGGAGGCCACAAGCGTACCTACAAATACGACGTTCCAATCGTCACTAAAGGCCCCAAAGGCAACGACGTGATGACGGAGACGCACGCAACGCAATCTGCCTTCACCTACGGCAAGCGCGCGTTGTTGGGCGGCATTTTCAATGTCACGGTTGGCGAGGATGACGACGACGGCAATGCGGCCGGCGGTTCAGCGCAAGGCACGAGCACTATTACCGATACGCAGGCCAAGGAAATCTACACGCTGTTGGAAGAATCCGACACCGACCTCGACAAGTTCCTGGCCTACGGCAAGGTCGAATGTGTCGAGGATATCCCGGTCAAGCAGTTCGCTTCGGCCAAGGCCATGCTGGAGAAGAAGAAGCAACTCAAGGCTGAACGCGACGTTGCAGCCAAGGAAGCCGAGAAGGCGACTGAGGTCAAGCAATGACCGATACCCGCGATATCGATCCAGCGGGAATATTAGCATGGATGCGAGAATGTTTCGATGTGTATCCGGAGCAGGGGATTCTTTATTGGAGGAACCCTCCATCTAACCATGCTGGGTTGCTCAATAAAAGCGCCGGCTCCGTTCGCAAGGGTAGGGCCGGGAAAAATTATCACGGTATCAAGAGAAATGGTCGCGTATTCAAGCGCGGTTGGCTGATCTTTCTTTGGGATAATGGAAGATGGCCGTCTCATTTACTTGATCATGAGGACGGCAATTCACTTAACGACAGTATTGGCAATCTGCGCGAAGCTACTGTCATCCAAAATGCTTGGAATCACAAAACCCGCGCCAAACAATCACCGCTCCCAATGGGCGTGAGGATGGAAGATAGCGGACGTTTCCGGGCGCGAATAGCGTTCCACAAAACCACAATCGATCTCGGCACCTACCATACACCTCATGAAGCTCGCGAAGTTTACCTCTCCAAGCGAAGGGAACTTTATCATGAATTCGCTTGAGCTGGAACAAGGCTCGGAAGCCTGGAGACTTTTTCGCCTTGGCAAAGCGACTGGATCGCGTATCGCCGACGTCGTCGCCAAGATTAAATCAGGATGGGGAGCGTCACGCGCCAACTATGCGGCCGACCTTGTCATCGAGCGCTTAACGCAAACGCCGATAGAAGGCTTCAAGTCGGCGGACATGATATGGGGCAATACTTACGAGCCAGAGGCGCGTGCTGGCTATGAGTTAATGTACGGCAACGTCACCCTCGTTGGATTCGTCCCGCATCCCCGGATCGCGATGTCCGGGTGCAGTCCCGATGGTCTGGTCGAGCCGCGTGGCACGGTACAATTCAAGTGTCCAAAGGCAGCGACGCACATCGCCGCGCTCCGCTCGAAAAAAATCGACGGCGGCTACTATAAGCAAGTTCAGTGGGAGCTTGCATGTACCGAGCGCGATTGGTCTGATTTCGTTTCCTATCATCCGCACATGCCGGGCGAAATGCGCCTGTGGGTCAAGCGTATTCAGCGCGACAAAGAATTGATCGACGAACTGGAACGCGAGGTGCCGATCTTCCTCGACGAGGTAACCGCAGCAGTCAAGGAGTTGGAACAAGAATATCGTGTGGCGGCATGAGCAACTTACTGGTGCGCACCGGCACGTTCATCGGCGGAATTGTAATCATCGGTTTCATCGCCATGTCGGCGGGGATCAGCGGGTACGAAATATACGCATATTTGGTCTACTGAAGGAAAGAATAGCATGAGCCGATCTGGTTACAGCGAAGTCTGCGATTGGGATGACAACTCGGTATGGCTATACCGAGGCGCCGTCGCAAGCGCCATCCGCGGCAGACGAGGCCAATCTTTCCTCAAGGAAATGCTGGCGGCGCTCGACGCGCTGCCGGAAAAGAAACTCATTGCCGGAGAACTCGAATCCAACGGCGCTGTATGCGCAATCGGTTCCGTAGGAAAGGCGCGCGGCGTCGATATGAGCGGAATCGATCCGGAGGATACCGAGAAGGTGGCCAGCACATTCGGTATCGCAGAGGCGCTTGCACGAGAGATCGTTTTTACGAACGATGACGACTTTTTCTACAGCACAGAGACGCCAAAGACCCGCTACGCGCGAATGCGGAGGTGGATCGAAAATCACATCAGCAAAGACACGATGGCGATCGTCACGTATTCGCTAAACACAATCGCACACTCGCGTACTTTGGAAAAATGAGCAGCAAGAGCAATCCTGAAATTCCGGCCTTCCCGATGAAGCGTGTATTGGGCGGCTTCGTCCACAATACGCCATGGGTCGAGGAGATGTTATCACAGTTTGCGATCGACTCTGATGTCGAGATCAAGGTGATGCAGCGGCGCTCGCTACCGCAACTCCAATTATACTGGGTGGTCCTGCATTTCTGCGTCGAGAACAGCGAGAACAAGTACGGCCGCGCCGAAGACCTGCACGACGCGCTCAAGATTGCGCTTGGCTATAGCCGCAAGGTGAAGGTGCTTGGCAGCAATGAGGTAATCGTCCTTCCGGGTTCTATCGCCTTCGGAAGAATGACGCAGGGTGACTTCAAGGTCTATTTCGATCGGGCAATGGCCGAACTGATCAAGGCCGGCTATTCGATCGAGGCGTATCTGGAAGAAGGCGAGAAAAATCTCGCTCGTTACAAAACCTACCACACAGGAAGTCGCAATGGGTCAAGCAAAGCAACGCAAAGCCGAAATCACAGCTCTGAAGGCAAATGGTCCGAAAGAAAAAAAACGGCGTAAGCTTAAGCTTGACCGCGTTTCTGACGTTAGCGTTGCGCATTTCAAGAACGCGGCAGCGCGCGCTGAGGCTATACGTGACTGGCCGCAAACCTATTCCGTTATTCGAAATTCCAAAGATTTGACGCTGGAAGTGAATGCCGGGAGCATTCCCGCCAAACTGGTCCATCGCGTCGATATCAAGATAAGAACCGTGGTTGAATCGGAGAAGCCGCCGCGACAGGCAAAACAAGCGGAGCCGCTGGTCCTAGTCGTCGGTCGCAAGCTCACCGATGAGGAATTCTTCACCCACGCGCTGGCCCTGGCGCACGCGACACCGAACGGCAACGGCTTCCGTCAGCCATCTGCCAATCCAAAGAACTGGAAAACGACATCGCTGATGGAGAAGCTGTCGATTCGAATGGGCATATCGGAGGAACGGACCTGCCAGGAGGAACGGTCAGATCGCGGCAAGAAGAAAGCCATCGCCGCGCAGGAGACCAAAGCGTTGATTGTACTCGATCGCCTGATCGCCGAGCATACGGCTCGTGCCTATGACGCGCGCCATAACGAGCGACTGGTCGACTGGTTCGCCGGCAAGGTCATGCTCGCGCTGGAAGGAGACATCGACCGCGAATGGCTAGTGACCGCAGTCAAGGGGCGCATCAAGAAGGATGAGACCACCAAATACATGCATGTATCGGCTCGGAAACGCGCCATTGCCTCGTCGGAAGCCTTTCTAGAGGCAGCCTAAATGCTTACCGCCGATCGACTTCGCGATAGCTTGAACAAATGAATGAGGAAAATAAAATGAATAACATTTCTTCAAATGTCGTCATTTTAACCACGGACGAGAAGAACGCTCTTGAGAATAAAGCGCTCGCTCTCGGTCGCAGCCGTGGGCTCTCCGAGCTAATAACCACGATACCAATTGAAGATTGGAGGCTATTGAAACAGTGCTGCGACCTTGGCTTCTCAGGACAACCATGCCTCCCTGAACAGCCGAAACGGATAAGCGCTTTGATCAAGGATATCATCGAGTATTATCCGTTACCATGTTAGAGCCGGGATCATTTCGTGTTAGCGAATTCCGCAAAGCTATTCCAGATAGCGTCAAGGTCCAGGTTGTCCTTGATGCCATCCGGCGCGGAGAGATGTGGGTATGGGATAAGGAAATCAGCGCAACCGACCTGCAATATGATCACGATCCTGGGCTTTTGAATAGGCCATATAGTTTGGAGGTCGGAGATTTTATACCGGCGCAGAATGATCCAGCATTCATCGTTGCGCGGTTGAAGGCAGATCACCTGGAAAAAACGACCGGCCGCGTTGCCGGCGCCGAGCGCGCAGCAACTACACGCGGGTCCGACATTGGTGAGGCCAAACGAACACGCAAGATCAAGAATAGACAGGCGTCGCACCATGAGCGCATGATGGCCAAACGCGGTGATCCACAGGCGATCTCGCGACTGCTTGGTGGCGCCGGGAATAAACGCGAACGTCCGCGGCAGAAGATGCAGAGCCGAGGATTCTCGAAGCAGCATCGGCCGATGCGGTCGAATAAGGTGCGCAGAAATACCGCTTGACGGTGCGGGTATCTACGGGTACTATAAGAATCAAAGAAGACCTACCACAGCGGAGCCAACGTTGAAGTTTGAAGCCACATCCCGCGATTTACGGGCCGCGGTAAGCGCTGCGTGTGGCGTTCTTGCCGAGCGCAGCAGCATCCCTATCTTATCGCATATCCTGATCATCGCCAAAGACGATGACGTGACAGTGCGCGGGACCGATCTTGATCGTAGTGTGGCTACTATCATTCAGGCACTTGTTGCCGCCAATGGCGAGGTCTGCGTCAACGGCAAAGCCTTTGAAACGACGATCAGAAAACTTCCGCTTGACGCCAGAGTCAGCCTCGCATGGGACGACGGCCATTCCGTTGCCGTGTGCAGCGGCAAGACGAAGGTCTCGTTGCCGATCTTACCGAGCAAGGATTTTCCGGCCTTCAATAGCTCGCCAGCTGCTGATTGCTCATTCAGCCTCGGTGCTGCTGAACTCCTGACCTTGCTTGATGGCACCCTATTCGCGGTCGACAAGGAAGACCCGAGACAGTTCCTTCGTGGCATTTATCTGCACCACGACTACGTATTCCTTTATGCGGTCGCGACCGATGGCCATCGCCTGGCCGTGAGTAGAACCGATCTCCCGACTGCCGCAACGAATATGCCGGCAGTAATCATCCCGCACGGTGCGGTGACGGAAGCAATCAAATTACTCAAGGGTCGCGCTGGCTACGTCCAGATAACCGTATCTGACAAGGCCATCGAGTTCGCGATCGATAACGTCACGCTGCGGTCGCGCTTAATCGCCGGAGGATTCCCGGATTACACGAAGGTCATTCCTGGCAACAACGACAAGGCTGCGATCGTCGACACCGAGGCGCTTGACGATGCCGCAAATCGCGTTGGCGTAGTTCGAACAAAAGAGCGGCCTGGGTTACTTCTCAAGCTGACACCAAACTCCATCAAGCTTAGCGCAAATAGCAACGGCGGCTCCGCCAGCGATGAAGTAGAAGCGGAATGTGACTCCGAAGCCGAGATCGGATTGAACGCGCGATATCTTGCGGACGTACTTGCCAATGTCGGCGGCGAGCAAATTCAGATCAAGATCGGCGATGCGACCAGTCCGGCATTGTTTCAGAAGCCGGGGGATGAATCCTGGATTGCAATCATAATGTCGATGAGAATATAAAAATGATGCCATCATGCAATTTTTTGGTAGGTCGAACATTCGGCAATCTGACTGTCGCCGCCTTTGATAGCGTTAAATGCAATTACGCAAAATACTGGCGATGTGAATGTATCTGTGGAGAAGAAATAGCTGTTATTCAGCACCGGCTTCTTGGTGGACAAACAAAATCATGCGGATGTCTAAGAAGAACAGCCCCAACTTTGCGGATCAAGCACGGCGGCGCGCCCAAGCTTAAAGCAACGCCAGAGTATTCTATCTGGGCGGGTATAATTCAGCGATGCACAAATCCAAATCATAGTGCCTATAACCGATATGGCGGGAGAGGAATTACAATTTTCGATGGCTGGAGGAATGATTTTGGCGCCTTTATGAGAGATTTAGGTCCAAGACCATCCAAAAGACATTCGGTTGAAAGAATCAATAATGACCTTGGATATTGTCCAAAAAATTGTAGATGGGCGACATACCTAGAGCAGGCCAACAACACGTCAGTTTCTATAAAAATACAAATAGGAAACGATAATCTAACAGCAGCCCAATGGCGTAGAAAGCTTGGCATAAAATATCGCGAGATGTCAGCCAATGCTATGATTGCTGTTATTAAGTACATAGAAGCGCGGCACGCCGAATGTCTAATGCCACTGCGGGTCTCATGAGAGCATGTTCAAGCGCGTCATCCGCTGGGTTCTGTTTCGACTTGCACTCTACGCCGCAGCCGCAGTCGGTGGCATGCTGATCTTTCTTGCTTGGGCAACCGTCTACCGACTCAAGCGCGGCGTCGCTCCGGAAGTCGCATTGGAATTCGATGCATCATGACGATCTTATCTATTATAGACATCGAGACTACGGGCATCGATCCCAATGAGCACGCGATCGTTGAGATTGCCGCCATCGACCTAATCGACGGCGCGATCTGTTTACCGAGATCGTCGCTCATCAGGCCGCCACACTCAATACCCGCAGCATCATCAGCAATTCATCATCTTGTCGATGCGGATGTGGCTGCGGCGCCGATGGCCCGCGATATTGTACCGGAAATTCTTGGTGACCAGACCGGTAGGGTTTACGTCGCTCATAACGCAAAATTTGAATCAGCTTTCCTTGCTCCATTTCTTCCTGGCGCCACTTGGGCATGTTCCTACAAGGCCGCGCTGCGGATATGGCCACAAGCCGAAGGTTACTCAAACCAGTTCCTTCGTTATTGGCTCGGACTAGCGTTCGGGGGCGAGGCAATGCCGCCCCATCGCGCGCTTCCAGACTGCCATGTTACCGCTCGCATCTTCGCTGAGCTACTTAAATACGCCTCCGTTGAGGACATGATCGGGTGGTTCGGTGAGCCGCCGCTTCTTCCGCACGTCACGTTTGGAAAGCATCGCGGTAAGAAGTGGGACGAGTTGCCGGTCGATTACCTCCAGTGGGTACGGGATCAAAAAGACATGGACCCAGACCTTGTTTGGAACGCTAAACACGAATTAGACCATCGATCCGCGGAAGCTAACGCTGCTATCTCAGAAAGGCTGCGAATCGAAAAGGAAACACGAGATGCCTATGTGGGATTGGCGGTTAAGATTGCGAAAGAGGCGCGCACAGTTGACGATCTAAGGAAATGGCTCAATTCAGATGAGGAAAAAGCAAATCGCGAACGTTATCGCGTCAGTCTTGGTACGCCAGAATACGCAAAAATCGTAGCTGCTTGCTCTGAGCGCAAAGCCGAATTGCTTGCTACGCAACCGTTAGAGAAAGCGGCATGAGCACTATAGCAGATAGCCCGCATTTCGTCTGGGTGCGAGGATTGCGTGGACCCCAAGCACAGAAATGGTCCGATTTAGACCTGACTTATGCGTCTCGCAAGGCCGCGATCATCGTCTATTATCCGATTACCGACAGGGAATTCCGCTTGTTTACTATAGAGGAGCTGGAGAAGTTATATCCGGCGCCGAAGCTGGAGTGGGCATGACGCCGACCGCCATCCGTAACCGCCGATGGCGTGGTCGCAGCAAGGCGCTGCGTGATGAACATCACCAGGCCGCGATGCGTCTTGTTGTTGCCTCGCTCAATACGATGGCCGGCATCCCGCGCGGCGAGCCGCCGAAGGTCAAGGAAATCCGCAAACTGGTGGCTATCTCTTTCGGCCTGACCAAGGAACAGTTGATGGCGCGGTCGAAACAAATTGAATGGGTAGTGCCGCGACAATTCGCGATGGCGCTATCCTATGCCGTATGCGATCGCTCGCTGTGTTTCATCGCCAGCTTCTATGAGCGCGACCACACCACGGTAATGTGCGCGCGACGCAAGTACGACGACAAGATCAAGCAATTGTTGGCCGAGGTGATAGCTCGCCAGCAACATGGAGGGCCGGTTGCAGACACGCTCGCTCCGTCGTTTGACTCCCGGCCCTCCATTCCATTAGAGAAGGCGGCATGAGCGATCTCGTTACACACGCGCGGATATTTGCGACCGCGGCGCATGGTGCAATCGATCAGCGGCGCAAGTACACGGGCGAGCCGTACATCGTACATCCGATGGCTGTGGCCAAGATCGTCGCGTCCGTTGAGCACACCGCCGGGATGCTGGCCGCAGCCATCCTCCACGATGTGGTCGAGGATACGGCCGTCACACTCCGTGACATCAATGAAATTTTCGGCCGCAAGGTAGCATCATTGGTGGGCTGGCTGACTGACGTCTCGAAGCCGAATGACGGCAATCGCTCAGACCGCAAGGCGATAGACCGCGATCATATCGCCAAGGCGCCGGCAGAAGCGCAGACCATCAAGCTTGCAGATTTGATCGACAATACAGCTTCGATCGTTAGGTATGATCCTGGATTCGCGAAAGTCTATCTTGAAGAAAAGCGACTCCTTCTGGAGGTGCTTGAGAGAGGCGATCCGAAATTGGTTTGCGACGCGAAAGAACAATTGACTGTCTGTTTGACGTTAATAGAAGGTATCGCGAATGCAGCGTAACGATCCTTATCAAGTACGCGCTCGCGAACTATGCCAAGCGTCCGACATCGATCCTGACAGTCGTCTCGGCGAGGGGCGCGGCCGACCAGCGTGGACCGACTATCGCGACGCGGCCCGCGCCGAGCATATGGCGCGCGAAGCGGCCGCCGCGGCAGCGCAAATCGCCATCAAACCACAAGCACCAGAATTTCAGAACAGCCCGCTCAAGATATTCGGCCAGCACGACGATGCCACAATCGCGCAGATGAAAAACTGCATGGCGGTCGGCAACGTCGTGGCCGGTGTCATCTGCGCTGACGGTCATCTCGGCTATGCACAACCGGTAGGTGGCGTCATTGCCTACGAGAAACAAATCAGCATTTCCGGCGTCGGCTTCGATATCGGCTGCGGCAATATGGCAGTACGCCTGGATACTCCCTTTGCCGCCATTCACGATCAACTCGGCGACATCATCCGCGACGTGTCGAAGGTGATTTCATTCGGTGTCGGCCGCACCAACGAGGAGCAAGTAGAAGCAGAACTTTTCGAAGACGCCGATGCCTGGCGCGAATCCGACATGGAAGCCTACCGGCAGAAGGCGGTGAGCCAACTCGGCACGGTCGGTTCCGGAAATCACTACGTTGACCTTATGCGCGACGATGGCGGCTTTGTCTGGATCGGCGTTCACTTCGGTAGTCGAGGATTAGGGCACACCAGTGCGATGCGCTACCTCAAGGCCGCCGGCGGCAAGGATGGTATGAACGTCCCGCCTGCCGTGATCGACGAGGGCAGCGAACTTGGACGCCGCTATATCGCGGCGATGCATCTCGCCGGTCGTTACAGCTACGCCGGCCGAGAATGGGTGATTGAGCGCGTCCGCAAGATCATCGGCGGCACCGTTACCGACATGGTGCATAACCACCACAACTACGCTTGGCGCGAGACGCACGACGGGCGCGATCTGTGGGTGGTGCGCAAGGGCGCGACTCCCGCCTTCCCCGGCCAGCGTGGCTTTGTCGGCGGCTCAATGGGCGATGATGCAGTGATCGTCGAGGGCGTCGATAGCCCAGAAGCGCGCGCTTCGCTCTATTCGACCATCCACGGCGCCGGGCGCCTGTTCGGTCGCAAGGAGGCCAAGCGCCGTTTTACGCGCGAGCAAATGGACAAATGGCTGCAAGACCGCGGCGTCACGCTAATCGGCGCTGACCTTGACGAAAGTCCGATGGCATATCGACGCCTGCCAGAAGTCCTGGGCGAGCACGCGGGCAGCGTGAAGGTACTGCACACGCTCCGGCCATTCGCGGTCGCAATGGCCGGTGACGGCGAATTCGATCCATGGAAGGATTGAATAAGACAATGGCAAACAAAAAGATGGCGACCGTTCACAAATTTAAGCCGCGACCGGCAAATCCAGGCAATGGGGCGCGCCAAGCGGTGCAGCGATACTTCAATCTAAGAAAGTCGGACTTACCATCCGTCGATCACTTTCTGACATGGCTTTGGAAGCGCGGATTCCAAGTGGCGCGGCATGCTGATTTGAAGGTAAATCCGCTACAAAAGGCGTGGGATGAGGCTCTGCCGGAGTACGAACGGCGCCACAAGGCTGCGGTGAAATCGCTGGCCGAGGCCCGCAAACAACGCGATCCCAACAGATGAGAATAAAGTTGGCACTTTTAATTCTGCTAATGATGCCGCTCGGTGCGGCAATCATTGCCGTAGTCATGGTGGCTTTCAGATGATCATAGGCGAGCCGCTCGGGCGCTTGCTCAGGTTGTATGGAAGAAAAGCCCCCGCTGGGCAAAAACAGAGTACGAAACAATCGCACTGAGCACAGAGGATAAACTATGACGCAGCGCGCGATTATCTGGCTCTTGCTCGGCATCTGTTCCGGGCTGATTCTATCACGAAGTAAGCTGGAATTGCTTCCATCATTCTATACACAGCGCGGACGGTCTAGATCATCCGGTCAAAACTTGCGAGCCGCGGACATGGAAATGGTAAGTGCACAGAGGATAGCGATGTCTGACAATTGCCGCATCGACGCGCGATTGAAAATGCGACTGCTGGCGGCCGACTTTGATCGCAATATTATGGAGACAATGGACGCCGAGCTTGCCCGGCTGCGGGCCGACATAGATAGCCTTAGGTTGGGGCTAGATGCATCAAAGCATGTACACCTAAAGGACAATGAATATCATCAAGCCGAGGTTGAGCGGCTGCGGGCGGCGCTTGAACCATTCCAGCGAAACATAGAGGCCCTATCGCTATCCGCCGCCCTTGGCCACATTGGGCGAGAAGAGCTCCAGAATGCGCGTCGCGCTTATGAGGATCATGAGGGTTGAGAGCCATGGGCCAGCAGTTCGAAGAAATATAGTCGACGCCAATAACTCATCATCTTTGACGATACACAGGTGAACGCGAATGATCGTAGCCATTGGAATAGGTGCCGTATTTGGCCTGCTCTTGGCGGTCGCTTGGATACACTTCTATCCTGGCTTGACTTAAGGGTATTTCAAAACAGCAATCGAGGCTTCGGAGGCTTATAAGGCCGCGGCTAAATCCGCATTTGGTGAATTTGCGAGGACAGATTAATTTGGCTAAGTTTGTTATTCTACCCGCATCTATGGCGGCTGCGGGTATTTTGGATTATATAGGAGGAAGGCTTGGCTCTGCCAGGGCCATAAGATGGATGCTGAGCGCCTGCGACGATCTCGACGGCATGTCGCCGATCCAAGCCATCAAGGCTGGACGATACGATGACGCCGAGTGGGCGGCGATAGTAGAAACAGAAAAGAAATCTACCACAGGATTGAGTGATGAAGGAGCGCGTGAAGATCGATGAGGCTGAAGTTATACTCGGCCTGTCGCGACGCACAATAGAACGCATGGCGGCCCGCAGTATGCTACCTGGCGCAGCTAAGTTAGGGCGTGCCTGGACATTCGATAGAGCCAAGCTACGGCAGTTCGTTGATGACGAGGAGAAGAAGGCATGCCTATCAAGCGGCCAAAGGCGCCTTCGGGCTGCTACTGGATTGGAGATACACTCTACGGCCGCACTCGCATCAAGAGCAAGCTCATCCGCTGGTCACTTGAGACAGACGATCCAAAGGTTGCAGCAGCGCGTCGCAAGGAAGGAAAAGAACGCCTCGTAGCAATCAAACGCGGCGACGGCATAAAACTATTCGACGACGTGATCGTGGAGTGGTCAACAGAATGGCTGGAGCCGAACAAGGGTACCAAGACCGCAAAGCGGTATCTCTGCTCGATCGGCCAGCTCACACCTTATCTCTCCGGCAAGTCGCTCGCGGAGATCGATGGCAAGCTTATTGCCGGCATCATCAAGGCGAGGCGGGGGGACAAAGTAACCAACGCCACTATCAAGCGTGATATGGTCGCACTCTCATCGGTGTTCAACTACAGCATTGCGCAGGGCTGGGCCGACATCAATCCGGTCCTGCCGAGGATGCGACTGATCGAGGAGCGGCGCGATCCGATCGCACTGCCAGATATGCACAGCATTGATCTGGTCGTTAAACGATCGCCTGGGATGATCGGCGATATGGTGCGATTTGCCATGGCAACCGGCGCCCGCGAAGCTGAATTACTGCAAGCCTATCACAAGCATGTCGATCTGAGTCGACGCCAGATGGACCTGATTGGCAAGCGCAACAAGCGTCGGGTCATTGATCTCGCGCCATTCAATGGCGACAAGCTCTATATGGGACTCCAGCCTAGCCCGAGCACGCCGCTGATCTTCTGGCATTCTGACGGCCAGAACTACAAAAACTTCGCCAGCCAGTTTGCTGCTATTGTGCGCGGCGCCGAGAGGTGGGCCGCGGAAAACAATGCCGAGTTCAGGCTGTTCCGCTTCCATGACCTTCGCCACTGGCATGCCGTCCATTGGCTCAAAGACGGTCGCTCGATCTATGACCTGCAACGCCGGCTAGGGCATACCAGCATTAAGACCACGGAGATGTATTGCGAGTTCCTGACTCCCGAGGAAGATCGGATCGCGAAGGGTCTTGGGTATCAAAAATAATATCACAGCATGACAAGTGTATTTGTCAAAATAGCCAAGAAGTCATTATTTTATAAGCATTATCGCAGTATCAAAAGGTACTTCATGTGCTGATTTAGCAAACCGCCGCCTTCAGCCACTCGGCCACCTCTCCTAACCAGAAATATCTTATATTTCAAAATCATTTAGCTTTTCAACATTGAATAGAACGTGAACGACACAAGCGAACTAAGCGCGAACGGCGACATCGGCGGTATCACAAAAAGTATCATAGATGTTCCGTCTCCGTTCTGAGGCCGTCACAGCCGCGAAATCATCGCAATATGCACGCCGTAGCTCTTGGCGATCGCCACCAGTGTCTCGCCGTCACCGCGGCGCTTGATGGCCTCGATGCGCTGGTAGTCTGACAGCTTCCGCTTGCGACCGAACTTGACACCAGCCGCCATGGCGCGCTCGCGCCCGGCGCCCGTGCGTTCACGGATCAGATCGCGCTCGAAGTCGGCTATGGCGGCGAGCAGCGTCGAGAGCAACCGACCCTGGCTGCTGGAGGTATCCCAGAGAGGATCGCCGAGCGACCGGAACGCGGCGCCGACCTTGCCGATTCGTTCGATGAGTTCGAGCAGTTCGCGAGTCGACCGGCCCAAGCGGTCCAACTTCGTCACCACGACGATATCGCCTGACTTTAGCGATGCCATAAGCCTGGCAAGCTGTGGGCGATCAGCACGAGCGCCGCTGATCTTCTCGCGATAGATCGCCTCGGCGCCGGCGGCCTTGAGGGCTTCGAGCTGTGCCGTTAAGTCTTGGCCTTGGGTCGATACCCGCGCATATCCAACGATAGCCATTTTTGCCTCCGTTCCGCAAGTAAGTTTCGCAAACAATAACCCCATTGGAATTCCCTGTCAACGAAATCTTTGCGCAACGTCGTAAATTCATTCACGGCTGCTTGACATTCCTCTTTTATCCGCTATTATCCGAATTAAGCGCGGGGGGAAACACGCGCTCCTCCTACCACAGGACTATTTCCAGACATGGGCGCGGACGACAAGGTCGTAACCTGGATCGTTGCCGGTTTCGCGCTGCTCGTGTCTCTGTTGCTGCTGTGGCTTGTTTGGAATGCTCCAAAGGAGACCAGAGCGCATCGCATGCAACATCTTGAGCGCATCATCAAGGACTTTCAATTATGATTACGCCGAAGCAAATTGAAGCCGCAGCTCGCGCCCTTTGCAGTTTTGTTACGCCATGTCCTGGTGAGCACGCTTGTCATGAGGAAGCTGATCGATTCGTATTGCAGGCGATTCTCGCTGTAACCGTACCTATCATTATCGCGGTTCCGCTTTTGCTCTATTTCAATCCTCATGTTTTCCCGTTCTGGTTCGGGCGGCCGGGGTGATGGTGACGCGATGATTGTCTGGCTGATCGACAATTGGTTATGGGTTTCATGGTTCGCGGCCGGCCTCGCCTATTGGCTGTTCGACGGTCTTGTAAGTCGTCGCCTGGATTTCTGGGTCCATTATCTGTTTCTGCCGTTTGCTGTTCTCTGTGGCCCGGTGTCTTGGGTCGTTTTTCTATTCGTCGCCGCCTATCAGGCCGACGAGCAGCGCGATCTGGAAAGGCTGCTGCGATGATCGCCGGCACTGTCTGCGGAATCGTCTTCCTGGTCATTCTGATCGGCATTACCATCGGCAACTGGCGTTATGGGGATGGGAAATGAAGCGTCACTGGCCAAATTGCGACGTTGATTGGACGTTTGGGCGAGAGGCTAAGCCGAATCCTGAATGGTGGGTTCGATTTCGGTGGGTTTGGCTTCTTGGTGGGCTTCTTGGTGGGCTTCTTGTCGGCGCTTTTGCTCACTTCGTTTTGCGGGCGATGCCATGACCGAAGAAATCAAACTCGAATGGCGCTATCGCTCGACACGCGACATCGAATTCGCCACTGCGAAATATAAGGGTTTTGAGATTCAGGTCGAGGACTGCGACGGTGACTTTTCGTGCTGGCATGTCAAGCGCGGCGAGCAATTTCTGGTCGTCGGTGAATGTGGATCGACCAAAAATGCAAACGGCGACTTTGTCTATCACATGGATGCCGCAATGGCGCGCGCCATTGCGGTCTTCGGCTATATCTGGAAGGCCGTCCGCATGAACGACTTCGTTCAGAACCGGCTGCCGAAGATTTTGGAGCATGAGCGTCACTGTTCCTGCGGACAGTTTCCGGAAGATTGTACCGAGACTTGGATCAATCTTGTCGATGGAGGCGAGTTGGAATGACCACACGTCGCGCCTTTATTGCTGGAGCCGCTGCGGTTGTTGCTGTGCCCGTCTCTAATACATGGGACAAGATCGAATCTACCTATTTCCTTGATATTCCGACAGATGTCATCCCAATCCAGACCATCAATGGCCTTCCGGTTTATTTTGCTGATCGCCTGGCTAAAGTCGGCGACCTCGTTCAAGGCGCAGTCTATGACATCATGCCCCGCATCGAGGAGGACAAACTGATCGGCTTCAATGTCGAGCCGGCAAATAATGATAACTTCGGCAAACTTGGACAGAGGTCGCGATGGTCGAAAACGGTCTCATTGAGGAGCTGAACGCGCTCTGGATGCAACATGAGGGTGATTACCGCGCCTTCGACAAGGCATCGCTCGCTCTGATCGCTAAGGCTTTCAAAGTCGAGCCGCCCTGGCGGCTACAACGTCAGGTCTCCTTCGGCCGCATCCTGGCCGGTGACTTCACCGTTACTCAGGGCGCACACGGCAACACGGTGATCGCATGACGACCGAGAAACAAAGGCCGCATGACAAAGTCGGCATCATCGCGTTCGGCATCACAATGTTCATTGTGGCGCTAGGTCTCGCGCTTGTGACCAGTCATCATTGCCAGGACTGGGAAGTCTGGGATCGCGATCTCCGGATGTGCATTATGAAATGTCCGCCGACAGAGTGTATCTGAGCGATAGGGTGCAAATCGTGATTTTTGTTGGATTGCTCGTTTTGACCGTGATGCTTGGCCTGGTGTGGGCCTATGAGGATATCTAACAACGTCGTCATCCGCGGCAATAAGGCCGAACGTTTAAGTCCTAGCGAATTCATGATTTTTTTCTGCCCTGCATAAAGCGCAAGACGGCGTCGATGTCTTCGCTTTGCGCAAGGCTGTCTGGGGGCGTTGCGGCCCCGCAACATGCGCTGTCAGTCTTTCCAATAGCCTGTCGCACCTGAGAGATACGCTGGAACGCCTCGGGCTCACGATTGTCCACTCCCGCAGCATCAAGCCGCGGACCTATCGACTGGTGTCGTTATGACCGATCGAGTCGAAATCGAATGGCAAACCCTCAAGCTGATGTGGAAGCGTGCTGAACACTGGTTCGCCGAATCTAGGGGCGGTACTGCCAACACCCGGTTTACACCGAAATGGAAACTCAGTGCTCGTCGGCGTCTTGCCGAGGATTGCTGGGATCGTTACGAAGCTGCCGCTGACAGAATGCTACCGCAGCTACATGCAACCGGCGAAATGAATCAGATCACCGGTCCAGAAATTGAACGGCAGCAATTCAAACGGAAGCCGCCAAGGCGGAATGATTACAAGGAGGCAGCATAATGGGTCTGTTTTCGCTCAGTAGGTTTGAGCGTCAGATCGATATGGAAATCTGGTGCTACAAACCACAACGGGACATCACCACTTATGAGTTGGCGCTGGTCGTGAAGCACATCGGCGGTATATGGGGCGGGCTGATCCACGTTCCAGCGGACAAGAACGAAGCACCAAACTGGAACTTGATCAAACGTCATTTCGTCAGAGAGGCAGCATAATGCCCAATGCGAAACGCTTATTTGAGCGCGTTATGATCAATGAGGAGATTCTGTGTCGGCTCGACAAGTTGGAGCGCAAGGTCAGTTCTATCAACACTGATGTCATCCACGTCAGCGCGAATGCCTGCGATCGGCTTGTTATGCTGGAAGCTCAGATGGCTGCTGTCTCCAAATTCTTACATGAGCGCGGCTACAAGATCGTGAAGGATGATCTGGTACGGACGGCACGGTTCACCATAGAGTCGATGCCGGAGATGATGAAGGACGGCCGCGAGGTCCTGCTCTGGTACGGCGGGACTGGACCACAGGTCTGCTGGTATTGCAGCGGACATTGGCGGCTGACTTGGAACAATCACGCCGTTGCTAATCCGACGCACTGGGCTCCATGCCCCGGAGAGGAGTGATGTGCTGGTGCGGACAGATCGGCTGTGATGGCAATCATGAGCCAAAAGCCAAGCTCGGTGAGCCATTGGATACTGCGGCCGAGGAGGCCACCATTCACATTCCGTTGCCGGAGCGCATCGCCGAGATCGCAGAGGAGCATGTCCGTGCCGTGATGCCGGCATGCGGTAACTGCCGCTTTTGGGAGCTGTATCCAAGTCGTGGCGGAATATGCCGTCGTTATGCTCCGAAGCCGGCCGCCCATCAATTCTCGTGGCCGATTACCGGGGCAATAGATTGGTGCGGCGAGTTTGAGCAGAAAGTGACGGCATGATCATTAAAGGACCTAAACATGCGGCTTAATCTAGGGTGCGGCTTCAACCGCCTTCCCGACTATATCAACGTCGACAAATTCAAGGAATGTTCGCCGGATCAGGTGGTTGATCTGGATCTGCATCCGTGGCCCTGGAACGACGAAAGCGTGACTGAAATTCAGGCCTACCATGTCTTGGAGCACTTAGGGGAGACCACTGCTGGCTTTATTGAGATCATGCGGGATATGTATCGAGTCTTGTGTAATGGCGGCCTAGTCCACATCACGGTCCCCCATGCTCGAAGCGATGGTTTCTTGGGCGACCCTACACACGTCAGAATAATCAACGCTAACGTCATGTCGCTGTTTTCGCAAACATTCAATCGTGATTGCGCTAAGAAGGGCTGGCCTAATACTCCGCTGGGTCTATATCACAATATAGATTTTGAATTGGTTGAGGTAAAAGAGATTCTAACCTACGAGTGGTCGCAAAAATATATGAGAGCGACGGCGGAAAAGGATGACGTCCAGTTAGAATATATTGCCGCCGCCATGAAAGAACGATTCAACGTAATTGCAGACTCAAAATTGACTCTTCGTAAGATCGGGCGAGAAATTGTCGGAAAGCTATCCGATGAGGCGATCCATGCCAATTGATTATCGCGAGCTGCTTATGAAGTACATCAGCCATGTAGGTCACTGTGAGGGTGTGACTTTCATTCTAAATGAATGGCGACGTCCAGAGTCGCCGTTCATTACCGCTAAGGAGTGGGAAGAATTGGAACTGCTCGACGACGAGAGCCGGAAGTGGACAGACGAAGCGATCAAGTCATGACATCGCCACTAGTGAAACGGATTAGTACGCATGCCATTATCCACCCAGCGCTTGAATTCGTCATTCAGCTTTCTGGCACTTTTACGCGCCGTTGACCTGGTAGGAAATATGAGACCATGCCCGATACGGGAATTGACGATTCGCCATTCTTTAGGGGAATGGCGCTCTACCCTAAAATGCTTTTTCATGCGGGTAGTTTAGCCTTAGCGGAATACCCGAGTCTGTTCCATATTGCACAAATTTGGAGAAATATACCCGATGACCGAGCGCTGTGAGCACTGCAATGCCATGATCGCTTTAGTCGGTATCAGGCATCGTTGCATTCCGATAGCCAACGTTCCTATCAGTTCCCGCTCGGGCACAAAACCCGGCAAAGCACCTAAAAAGAAGCCAAATGTTCCCGCTCGGGAACCGAAACGAAAGAAGGCAGCCTGACATGATCGAAAAGCATCCCGGCCTCGGCGCCGAGCCGATGCCGCTTAAATTCCCGAACCGGCCATTGATCGATGACAAGACGCACACCTTCGATGATTTCGCTCGGCTCTCGCTGACCGAGAAGACTGATATCAACGGCGAGCTGAACCGCATGGTTCGTGCCGAGCGGCGCGGGGCGCGGTTGGCGCGCGCTTGGGCTATCTTGGCCGGCATGGTGGCTGTTGGCGCCGCCGCGGTCGCAGTAACTATCCTGATCCACAGCCACATCGCCCCTTGACCCCTCCGCGACTCTCCGCTATTAACCGTACCATCTAAGCGGGAGCCTACCCGCGCGGCGAAACCCTGCCACGGAGACGATATGAAATTGTCCTCACTTGCGGCGATTTGTGCCGTAACGCTCGCTTTTGCCTCATCCGCAGAAGCTAAGGGCTACTATCCACGATATAGCCACCGCCAGGCAGCCAGCGGAGGCTCCTGGAGCGCTTTTAAGGGCGACAGGCTACCATACCCGCACAAGCGGGTAAAAAGCGATCCTGGGGCTTATACGGGGCCGCATGCGCTGGCCGGTATCGCCTCGTTCTATTCCAGTGGTCAGCAGACCGCCAATGGGGAGCATTTTAACCCTCTAGGCATGACCGCGGCGCACCGGACCTTGCCGTTCGGAACTCGTGTTCGCGTGACTGCCAACGGCCGATCCGTGATCGTCCGCATAAATGATCGCGGTCCGTATATTGCCGGCAGGATCATCGATCTGTCACTCGGCGCCGCAAAAGCACTTGGCGTCGACGGTTTGGCGCAAGTCAGCTTGACGGTAATGCCGTGAGGGGAATGAGCGACGACGACGATCTTTGTCACCCGGAGGTCTGTGCAAGACGTGAGTTAAAAGCCGAAATCGAACGGCTGATGCGGCTGGCACAGCGCCGCGCTCGATAAAGCCCGTGCCGTCATCGCTAAAGCTACAGGTGAAGAAGCATGATCAGGGGAAGAGATCGGCGAGCATATCCAAACTTGTGGGATACGGTTGAGCGCGGGGAGGCTGAGATCACTCGCCTCAAGAGCATCAACACGGATTTGCTGGAGGCGATAAGCGCAATAGTCGAGTTCTGCGACGATCCTAATGGTTCGGATAAACCAGAGAGCCTAGCGATGGGTCTCGCCAGATTGCTACCCGCAGCTCGAACCTCAATCGCAAAAGCAACAGGAGCGGCATGATGGGCGGCTTCATCGCGCTGTATCTGATTGTCTGTGTTCAGGCAGATAATCACGGAACTTGCACCAAGCTGCCTATCATCGACAGCACGCAAGCTGATTTGACTATGGCCGGCTGCATGGGAGTCGAGGGCCAAGTCTCCGCCCTCAAATACTGGCAGGAGCATTCTGATTTGCACAAGAACTTTCAATACGGAGGATGGGCATGTCGGATTGGAAATAAGAAGGCACCAGATAAGGGAAGCGCGTAGAAAGGCTGGAAACCGCCGCGCAGATATTACAGGGGAAATTAGATGCGGATGACTGAGCGGCTCGCGCAAATTCTCGCCAGCGTCAACGCCACCGCGATTGACAATGATGATGGCAAGCCAGGGGAAACTCTGGCTGCTGTCTGTCACGAAGCGGCCGATCGTCTCAGATATTTGGACCGGCGGATCAATGGACTTCTGGAGAAGCTGCACCCGCACACTAACACGACGGCGACCAGCGATCCGCGCCAGTTCGATCTGGAAAAGTTCATCCAAGAAATGGGCGCACCGCGTGACTTCGACGGTATGCCGATTGTAGATGATGTTGGGTGCTAAGAATGTGGCAGCCAATAGAAATGGCGCCGCGAGACACATTCAAGGTATGTGGTCCGACTCTGATATTAGGGCACGCAGAAAAGAAGTGGATCAGATTCGGAAAGTGGTACGTCCAAGAACGGTGTTGGTACTACTCGGGCACGAATGAGCGGTCGCAGTACGCACAGGTGCGGGGCGATGAACCTACGCACTGGATGTTATTGCCGGAGCCGCCAATTTGACTCCGAAAGCGACTGGTGTTAATCTACACCAGTTGGCTACCTCGCAACGCAGGTGGAATTCATGAGCATGCAAGTGCCACGACGGGATAATCTGATCGGCTACCATGATCTGCCGCAAAATCAGTTCGAAATATTTTGGGTTCCGGCGACCGCGCGATATTGCGCGGTCGCCGGCTACTACTGGCGCCCCAAGGTTTCTTTCCTGGCCATAAACTTCCGTGGCCCATTCGAGACAGCGGAGGAGGCATACAACGACGCAACCAGGATCACAAAATGATCGCGGCAGGCGCGCTGAACTGCTGACGTTTCAAAATATACGGTTTCGGCATTGAAAGCGGCTGTGGGCGGCAGACAGAGGCCAAGGCAAACAACGCGACGGGAGAGAGATGGCCTCTGAATCAAAAAAAAGAGGCCGCACCCCGAAAGGTGCGGCCATTCTGCCAGGGATTATTCGATGCAGAAATTGTTTGGTTACGTCGCTCCGAGTCAAACCTATCCTGAATATATTTCTGTTGATGTTGTGAGAGGCAAGATCATCTCACCGTCCGCGGCGTTCGGCATTTGTCGTATGACAATGCGTTGACTGGGTCTGGTGCCGAACCGGGAGCGCCCTTTTTTATAGGCGGAACCGCGACATCCTCGGGGTCGCACCGGTAGGGGGGGGGGGGGGGGGGGGGGCGCCACCAAAAAATTCGGCGCTTGCCATTCTTATTCCCAAACACCCCCTTTCTTCGTTTCCCATCCT